TGCTGGCAAATGCCATGGCATCTTTCGCCTGTGCAATGCAGGTACAGTCCTTCCGCAAGGTAAACGGATATTCCTATGCAAGTACCATGTGTATCGGTAATCTGCGAAGCGGTACCGCAGCATTGTCCGTTTATTTTCGTGAGAGAAAGTCCAAACAGCTGGAACAGGCAATGTATTATTTCGGAATCATTTTTATGTTTGCACTGGGTGCCGGCATTGGCGGAAATCTGTCCATACGCTATGGAACCAGAATAATCTGGGTATCCTGTGGATTCCTTATGATCAGTTTCCTGCTGATGTTTGTAGAAAAGTATAAGCATTTCCATGAGGAACATGAAATTAAATAAATATGACCATTTTTAACCATTATATATTGAATTTAAAGGATTAACATTCACGTATCATGTTATATCTTCACATAACTTAACACAAAAATGGTGTACAAATGGTGTCAAAACTGAACAGTACAATGAGACAATTTTCCTAAAATAACTACCAGAGGAGGTAGGTAAATAATGTTAACACTCCGGTGATATCTTGTACCCTTAATAATTTTATGATATGATTATTTATAATTATGTCAGGAGGTACTTCAAATGAGATGTAAAAGACGAGTAGTGGAATTAACAACTGAAGAAGTTAAAGCGCAGATTGCATCAACAGAAGAACAGATTACAAAGCTTACTGACGAACTTAAAGCTCTTAAATTGCAGAAGAAAAATCTTATGAAAGACTTAGCAGTAGCAGAGAAGAAAGAAGCAGCCGTAAAAGAAGAACAGTCTATGAAAGATCTTGCCAAATTACTTCGAGAAAAAGGACTTTCTGTAGAAGACGTTCGGAATATGCTTGATAAAGAATCAAAGTAAAAAAATGGGTAGCCAAGTATAATGCTTGACTACCCATAAATTATAGTACATTGTCTTTTGTATATCTGACTTCCAGAGATTCAATATCTGGAAGTAATTTCTCATGATAAATATCATTTCCACCAGCCTTTTCATAAAGCTTTCCCATCTCTAGGAATGTCTTTAATCCATCTGGTGTGATGTATCCTTGCGCCATAAAGTCTCTATGCATTCTCCAGAGAGAACTTCTAAATGATGCTACAGTACACTCATCTTGATTAGTTATAAAGTTCTGCATCAAAGTTGTAAGATCAGTAAGCTGTGTGCTCAGAGTATTTTGATTTGTTCTCAGATCATCTCTGATATTAATGGACTGGTCATGATAATTATGTTGAGACTGCTCAAAATCAGCAATTTTCTGTTCCATATCAGACAACTTCTTCTCTAAAGCTTTCTTCTGTAGAGATGCTTTTGTTTCGAGACCAAGAACATCAAGAAGTTTCTCCCATCCAGCTTTTAAAGCTATAACAAGCATTGCACAAAGAAGTAAAGATATGATCACATTGATCTCACCAAACTCATGGATTTTCTGTATCTGTTCAATACCCATGACGTACCTCCTTATGCCTTAATGATATATTTGGCTGATACATAGCCAACATATTCTTTTTTAGTGATTGATACTTTGTACCATCTGTCACCTTTAGTATCTTTTGTAACTCCGAGGACATTAATAAGATTGTCTTTATTTAACATCGGATACTCTGGAAGTAACGGATGTTCAGTACCGGGTTTTTTGCGAACATTCAATTTACTTGCAGTTACCTTTCCTACAAATGGATATTTTTTTGTAGTTGTTGCAGCAGGAGTATTAGGATTTTTAATGTTAGATTTTTCTACATACCCTATATATTTTGCAGCGATACGAACCTGATATCTTGTACCAGATTCACCGATGATATCCACAAGATTACCTGCATTAAGTTTAGGATATGTAGCCAGCTTAGAAGCTCCTGTAGCACCTGAGAACACGTCTGTATCGTCTACTGTACAAGAACCTACCCATGCAGTATAAGATGGCTGTACAGGTGCAGGAGATGATGTAGAAGAAGTATTAGATGTTAAAATAGATGTGACAATAGAATAGTCTGGACGACAAAACTTTGTCCCAGGGAGATTTGAATTATAATAACTCTTAGCATAAACTCCACCACCATTTGGAACAATAGAAGAGCCTCCTGAAGTGTTACCTTCAATAGTATAAAATTTATCTCCTTCGACTTTTGTTACTAATCCAGTATGAGCGAATGTACCATTACGATAGAAGATTACAATGTCTCCTCGCTGTGGATTTGCATACTTTGTGAAGAGATTTCCAAGAGTAGGACAGTATACATAAGGCCAATGTTTAAGGAGTTTTTTAGCTACATCAAGACCAAATGTTTTCATCATACACCAGCTCACAAATGCAGCGCACCAAGCCTGTGCCTGATACTGAGGATATACATCTCTCCAGTATTTAGTGTAGTTATTATAACCTGCATTTGCAGTTTTATCATCAAGCTGAGAATTAGATTTCTTCTCTAAATATCCAACCTCATTTTCAGCGCAAGCAATAAGAGCATCAATAGCCTTTTCTTTGTTCATAGCGTCACTTCCTTGTGTAGTTGTTGGTTTGGGAGAGTTTGTAGAAGTAGTAGAAGATTTAGAATAGTCTTTATAGAATACACTTCGATCAGTTTTTGTTGGAATACCAGGAATGGTTGCTTTACTAGAGTATTGCCATCCAATAACACCAGTAGAAGCAGGAACTCTTAATCTTTCCTGTAATTCACCGGTATCATTATTAGGATATCGAGCAACCCAGCAATCGTACTTTTTCGCACCTTCTGGTAACTGATTCTGATACCAAGAATAACCACAATAAATACCAAATTTATATCCAGCTTTGACAATAATAGCTCTAAATGCTTCAATCATTTTCATCATTAAACTGTCAGATAAATTCTCCTGACATTTATCCTCTATATCAAGAAACACAGGATAATCCAGTTTTCTTTTATTCAATGTTTTAATAACTACATTTGCTTCATTTTTAATTTGAGCAATAGTAGTAGCATAGCTGTATTTATAGACTCCAACAGGAATCTTATTCTCAATACAGCCTTTATAATTAGGTTCGAATGTGCTATCAACAATATTTCCTTTTTCTGTGATTCTTAGGATAGCGAAGCCCATTCCGTAATTAGCAACAGTTTTCCAGTCGATTTCTCCGTTCCATCTGGAAACATCAATACCTTTGATTTCTGCCATAATATCAAGCCTCCTTTTAGTCAATAAAAAAGAGAGGCTTTTAATCCTCTCTTTCAAGTTCTTTCAACATATTAAGTTCTGATTCAGAAATAATCTCAAGTGCCCATTCATCTGGCACATAGTTTTTCATTCGTTTATTCATATTATTTTTTCTATAATACTTATTCCAGAAATACAGGTTCCCAAGAGCACGAGCTTTATGCATAACACATATATAAGTAGCTTTTGAGTCAGGAGTACCATTCACTTGATAATCATAACCAGAACAATTAGAACATCCTGCAGCTATAGGACAATAGAAACATTCATCTGTACTCTGTGTCCTTCTATCTATTTTTGCCATACAATTAATTCTACATTTATAACATTCTGTGCATCCTATACCATTATCTACATCACCAATAGAGTACGGTTCTTGCTCTCCATTAAGAGAAGATTCCATGTATCTGATACATGGAAATATGCGACCTTGAGGATCGCAAGCAATCATTGAATTACCAACGCCTCCGCACCAGCTTTGTAAATCATCAGGATCTTTAGGATGAAAGAAATCTTCATTATAAAGGGAACAGAAGAAATCACGTTCAAAATCAAAATTCTGTTCCAAGAAATAATCAGATATGCGTTTCATTTGATCGTAAAGAACAGTTGCATGTACAGGTGTCCAACCCTTTTCATATACACAGTTAGCATTAATTTCATCATACCCAAGATCAACCATATGCTTAATAGCATCATATAAGAAGCTGATATTACCTGGAGCAATTGTGATCTTGCTTCCCATATGATTCCCACGTTTCATCCAATCTGACGCAGCATCGACAGCTATGTCATAACTTGGACCACCATCTGGAAAAACTCGGCAGGAATCATGTAATTCTTTATTCCCATCAATAGTAACTGAGAAAGATAATCTATTGGCCCATTTACGAAGAAATGCTTGTACTTTTTCGTCCCTGTATAAAACACCATTTGAACAAATAGAGAACATAGTTTTCATGGCCCAAGGATGATCCAACTCTATGAGTTTATCCATAATATAAGTACAGATTTGATCTATAAGCTCTATCTCAAGAAAGGGTTCTCCTCCAATGAAATCTACAACCAATCCAGGAGATTTCTCTGGATTGATATAAGATTTAAAACCTTTTTCACCTGATACAACTAAATCAAAGAATTTCTTAGCTGTTTCAAACGACATTCGATTTTTTCCTTTGTGTCCTTGGTAACAATATAGACACGCAAGGTTGCAATCATCAGTTACTTGAAAAGTGATACTCTGTGTTAATATTCTTTGTCCGTCATCGGTTTTTACCTTCTTAGATGGATAAAGTCTAGCTATCTGGTCCGAATATTGTTCTGTTCTTTTCATGCTATTCCCTCTAATTCTGGAATCTCACAATTACATTTAATAGTAATAGTCATTTCATCAGAATTATTTGGAATAATCCAACTATACTGATGACCTTCGAGGTATTCTGGGATGTATTCCTTTTCCATCTCATTTGCAAGAGCAGCATACTTTCTCTGTAATTCTGCACCACGTTTATTGTAAGACATAAGAGTATCTCCATTGATGAGTTCTAAATCGCTTGGATGTGATTCAATAACTCTCTGTACAATGTCTTTTACGAAGTTTAATTCAAAATTAACTCTTTCAAGCTCTGTAGCTTTTTCTTTATCAACCTTTACGATTATTTTTCTCATATCCTTATATTCCTTTCATTCTTAATTATTTATCAGAAGCTGTTTCCGTTTTTTCTTTAGTTTCTTCTTTAGTTTTTTCTGTTGTTGTTTCAGTGGTCTCAGTAGGAGCTATGGTTTTATCTGTAGCTAATGAGATATTAATAACACTTCTTTCATTGGAGATTTCTTCTGAAATACTTTCAATTTTCATTCCAGTATAATCTTTCTGGGTATTCCCATAAATAATTTTAAAACCTGTTCTATTGTCATCAGTAATCATATCCTTAATAGTGTTTAAAGATTTATCAGAATTGAAGATAGAAATAGTAGCTACAATATTTTTGTTCATATCATTTCCTAACCCATCTTTATATCCTTCATATGAATATGTATCGTTAGCACGAGTAATAACTAATTCTTGTCCGTCTTTAAAAATAAGTTTCATAACAATTCCTCCTCGTAATTTAAATATGGACCAAAGTGTTATACTTTGATCCATGAACCGTTTTGTTTTACAAATATTTTTCCTGATTTACGGGTGATTCGACAGAAACCATTTCCGGTATGCCCTGTTTCATTTGTTCCATCAGGTGATTTAAATGATTGATTTCCTGCTATAGTTTGCGCATTGGTAAGGTAGTAAGAAGAATTTACATAATTACCACTTGGATAATTAGCAGCAGTAGCTGAAGTGTAAACATATCCTGAACCTCCGCCATTATAGCCTTGGTAGTTAGTGCTGTCACTATAATCAGAACATGCACCACCGCCATACCATCCACCTCCACCACCGCCGGAACCATAATTATAATTAGTTCCAGAAGTTGTTGCAGAACCACCTTGACCAAACGAACCATTTGTACCTGCAGCAGTTTGTGTAGCTCCATATCCAGAAGCAGAAGAACCACCAGTAGTTCCACCGCCATATTTTGTTGTAAGCGAATTTTCTGATGATGAACCTCCGCCGCCTCCAGCGACAATAACTCTAGCATAAAGATCATTTTTTCCTATACGAACATCGGTTGCACCGCCGCCACCTTGTCCATAACTACTATAATTATAAGTTCTTGAACAACCTTTTCCTCCTCCGTTAAATCCACCAGGTGTTTCACCTGTTGAAGTTGTAGCTTCTGGTTGTCCACCAACATAAATATATAAATCCGTAGAATTTTTAGTTAGAGTTATGGTTCCGACAGAATATCCTCCAGCACCACCATAATAACTACTATATGAACCGCCTTGAGCGCCCCAGCATTCTATAATATATTTTCCTCTTGGAAGTGATATAGCTTGAGCTGTTCCTGTATAAGCAAAATCCATTACAGCATTAGCGCCAGCATCATAAATTTTATTGTTCATTTTCATAAATACTGGAGCTGCTTTTTTAATTTCATTGTTCATTTTACAATGTAGAGTTTTCTTTTTGACATAACAGGTAATCCTACAATAGCCATTATCAGAATGACCAGTTTCTGTAGCACCAGAAGGAGATTTGAAAGATTCATTGCCAGATAAATTAGAAGCATCAGAAAGATAGTAAGATGAATTTAGGAGACAGCCTTGAGGATAGTTAGAAGCAGAAGAGGAAGTATAAACGTAACCAGATCCACCTCCGCCACCGCCATCATCATCTCCAGAACCATCAGGATAAGTACCTTGTCCACCGTACCATCCTCCGCCACCGGCTCCACCGTAACCTGAAGCGTAATAACATCCAAAACCACCGAAACCAAAACCAGCAGCACAGTTAGAAGAAGAATTTGTGGTGCCTTGTGAATTAATAGCACTTAAAGATGAATATGAAGCAGTTTGAGATCCACCATATCCATATGAACCACATCCAAAATTTCCCCTAGTACCAGATACACCACCTGCATACCCACCACTATAATTAGGACTACCATCAGAACCACCGCCACCTGCAACGATAACACGGGCATATAAAGAAGCACTTCCAATACGAATATCAGTAGCGCCACCACCACCTTTATAATTGTATCTATATCCACCACCATTGAAACCTCCGGGATAGATTGAATTTGATGCTGATGTAACAGAATTTCCAGATCCACCGACATATATGTATATAGTAGTTTTTTGAGTCAATGTTAAAGTCCCTGTAGAATAGCCACCTTTTCCACCATAACTAGAATTAGAACGATAACCTCCCTGTGCTCCCCAACATTCAAGAACATATTTTCCAGGCTCAAGGGTTACAGATTGAGCTTTACCTGTATAAGCAAAATTCAATACACTCTTCTCTGAGTTTCCACCATACACAGAAGATACAGAACAAACAGCAGTACAATTGTTATCACATGAAGCTTCACAAGAAAAGCCGCATGAATTATCACAAGAACCACCACATCCACCTGTACAGGTTCCTTTGCACCCGCCAGTGCAGTCATTGGCGCAAGTGGTAGTGCAAGTAGTATTACAAGTGCCAGAACAACCACCAGAACAGGTAGAATCACAACCATAACAACCAGTATAACAACCGGAATCACAATTTCCTGAGCAATTACTTGAGCAAGATCCACCACAACTGGTGCAGTCGTTGGCACAAGAAGCAGTGCAAGTATGTTCGCAATCATAAGCACAAGTAGCAGTACATGCAGCATTGCAATCATTAGAGCACCTTTGAGCACAGGCGCTTGTACAGTCTCCATCACAGTTGTTCCCACAGCCAGTGCATCCGGTTACACAAGCATTTGTACAAGCTCCGGTACAGTCATTAGCACATTTGGCAGTACAGTCAGAACAAGTACTTCCTGAACCTCCCTTACAAGTTCCATCACAATATCCAGAACATCCACCAGTACAGTTAGTAGAGCAAGAACCACCACAAGAACCACCACATCCACCAGATGATGAATGAGTGCAGTCAGTAGAACAAGAAGTTCCACATCCATTACTACAAGCCATAAGCCTCACCTTCCTTTCAGTCTTTTATTCATAAGTAATCCAAATATCTCCATTTTTTCCGTCACTAGCTGCAGGTTCCGTTGTTGAAAGATGAATACCTATTTCAGCTAACGACCAACTTACGTTTCCAGATCCATTTACAGATTTACTTGTATTTCCTACAGTAACGGTTCTTGTTGTTCCCCAATTAGCAGTAGTAATATTAGCTGTACCATCAAAATTCGTACCATTAATAGTTCGTGCGGTTTTTAGTTTTTTAGCAGAGCCGCCACTACCTGTTCCGTGAAATATAATCGGCATAGTTAAGCCCTCCTTTTATAAATCTATGTGTTTCCAACCAGAGTTCGTTTTTACGTATAATCCATATTGTGTTGGGTTCAAATTTGTAATTCGACAAAAGCCATTACCTGTGTGTCCAGTTTTATTTTTTCCTGTTGGTGATTTAAATGATTTATTTCCGGCGATAGTTTTAGCATTTGTGAGATAATGAGTAGAATTTAGTAGACATCCGTTAGGGTAATTTTTAGCTGTAGAAGAGGTATATACATATCCTGAGCCTCCTCCACCCCAACGTCCATCAGAATCAGAATCATTGTCGTAGGCTCCGCCACCTCCGTACCAGCCGCCTCCACCACCACCACAAGAGTAGCCGGAAGCATTTCCGCCTTGACCAAAAGTAGCCTGAGTGCTCGTGCTCCATGTTTTGCCACCTGCAGTTTGTGAGGCACTACCACCACATCTATTTTGACCTATAGTATAAGAACCAGTGGTATCATTGTAATATCCATCTCCACCATATTCTCCACCACCACAACCACAAGGATTAGCATTGGCACTTGTTACACCGGCTCCGCCGCCACCTCCGGCTACGATAACTCTTGAATATAGAGAATTTTGACCTATGCGAACATCTGTAGCTCCGCCACCACCTCTACCAGAAGAAATACCAGTTCCTCCACCATTGAATCCTGCAGTAGTAGAAGAGGAAGATCCAGCTCCACCAACAGATACATAAACAGTAGTCGTTTTAGCAAGAGTAATTGTGCCTTTGGAGTAACCACCATATCCGCCAATGTAACTACTATAAGTTCCTCCTTGAGCACCCCAGCATTCTAAAGTATACGTACCTGGTTTTAGAGTTTTAGATTGTACTGAACCTGTATAATTAAAATCCATTATGTCGTTCTTAGCCTGAGTAAGATATATTACATCTGATAATTTAGTGATTTTTACATGTCCATTACCAGAATGACCAGTTTCTGTAGAACCTGTTGGTGAAGGGAATGATTTGTTGCCAGCAATGGTTTGAGCATTAGAAAGATAATAAGTAGAATTTAGTAAACATCCAGAAGGATAATTTGAAGCAGTGGCAGAAGTGTAGACATAACCTGATCCACCACTAGAACCGCCCGTATATCCGGCTCCGCCACCTCCATACCAGCCGCCTCCACCGCCAGAACCGCCTTCTGAAGAACCGGAACCATTGCCACCTATACCAAAAGTGCCAGCTGTGGGCATTATATTGTAAGCTGAAGTATAAGCTATTCCTCCTGCTGTTTGAGTACTATTGTAAGATGAATTATAGTTTGATAAGCCTAATATTCCACCGCCAGCGGCACCTTTAATTGTCCATCCTGTTCCAGAACCGCCGCCTGCAACAATTACTCTTGCATATAATGAATCAGTTCCGATCCTTATATCCGATCCACCGCCACCAGAACCTCCGGAACCACAAGTATAATTTGACCCACCGCCGTTAAATCCACCATTAACAGTAGAATAGCTACCGGTATTTGATTTAGTTTGTCCTTTTCCACCAGAATATATATATACTTTTTGTGTTTTACTTAATGTAATGGTGCCAACACTATATCCACCAAGACCACCAACTGCATTTATATTAGAATTACCATTAGATGATCCATTCCCACCTTGAGCGCCCCAGCATTCAAGTTTATATGTACCAGGAGCCAATGTAACAGTTTGAACCGAACCAGTATAATCAAAATTCATAACAGAACCATTATAATTAGCAGATCCAACGCCGTACATTTTGTTATTATTTAATTTGAAATAAAAAGCAGTAGCCTTTTTCATTGAATTGTTTATTCTGGTATATAGCGCCGTATTCTTGCATTCAATAACAGTAATTCGACAATAGCCGTTCCCAGAGTGCCCTGTCTCAGATGAACCTGTGGGAGATGTAAAAGAAGTGTTACCTGCTATGGTTTTAGCAGCAGATAAGTAATAAGAAGAGTTTAATAAACAACCTGACGGGTAATTAGAGGCTGTAGCAGAAGTATAAACGTAACCAGATCCTCCAGGAGAGCCAGATGTGTCACTTCCACTGCTACCGGTAGCTGGAGTTGTTTGACCACCGGCTGGATCAGCACCATACCATCCACCGCCACCATATCCGCCAGTTTCGTTGTCTTCACCGCCACCTCCGCCACCTCCAGCTACGATAACACGAGCATACAATGAATCGGTACCAATACGGATATCGGATGATCCACCGCCACCACCAGCACCTTCGCTTGTGCTGGAAGCCCAAGATGAACCACCATTAGGAAATCCACCATCTGCTTTACCGTTGCCACTTATGCTACCAACTCCACCAGTATAAATATATATAAGTGTTTTTTGGTTTAGTGTAATAGTTCCAGCGGAGTATCCACCTTTTCCGCCCATACCAACCTCTATTCCTGAATTAGAAGAACTGTATCCTCCTTGAGCACCCCAACACTCCAACTTATATGTACCTTTAGGAAGTGTTACAGTTTGGACAGTACCAGTATAATCAAAGTTTAAAATATCACCAGTTTTAATATTACTCATCGCCATACACCACCCACATATCACCAGGTTTACCATCAGTTATTTTAGGTTCTTCAGTAGAGAATGTCACATTCCTTAACTGAGATTTCATAATATCTGACTGATAAGCAGTTACAGCTCCATTAACGACCGGTTTATTCTGTAATCCATTGTAATCAGTTGTGCCCGGATCACCTTTATCTCCATAAACACCTATAACGGTTGCATCTGTATACAGATGATTATTATTTGATAAAACAAATTCATGATAGCACCACAAATATTTGTTTGTAGATGTCATAACCTGAGCGGAAGTCGCCCATCCAGTAGTTGATCTGGTCACTCCCTGCGATTTAGAACTTGCAAGATAATGAGGGATAACACTTGAAATACCAACTCCCTGATCACCTTTGGGCAGTGTAAAATTTAATATTGCATCTGTATCTGTACCAGAATTGGTTACTGCAGCCGAAGTACCTGTTTTAGCAGTACCAATTTTAATAGTTGCATTCTTACCAACTCCAGCAAGACATTGTTCACCTTTGTAAATTGCCATGTTATCGCCTCCTTTTATAAATCATTTCTTATAACAATAGTAATGGGAATATCTACAGTTGGTTTCTCGGTTGCTTTTATAGTAATCTGATTTGTAGTCTGCCCTCCATCTGCTAACATAGCGTTCTGATATGCCTCTATTGCTTGAGATGATGCATTAGAAGCATAATTAATTTCTACTATATTTGAAGTAGTCGCACCAGATACAGGTAATACATATGTATACGGAGCAGAGGAACCAGTCCATTTACTAGCCGTGAGAGTAGTATTAACAAGTGTACTTTTCTTTGCATATGTTTTTTCCGATTTAGTACTTGAAAATGTACTGTTGGTTGTTACAGATGAGTCGTTAATAACATTTGCAGAATCATATTCATCAATAACATTGTAATAGGTATTTGCATTTAAAGTTCCAGCTTTCTTTTTTGCAAGATAGTTAGCTTTTGTAATTTCAACAGGAACATTAAGTCCCATCTGAGATAAGGTAATATCAGCAGTACCATCAAAAGATGCGTTACCAATTTTTCTAGGTGTGGATAATTTAATTGCTGATGTAGCAGCACCGCCAGCAGAAGAGGATCCTGCATAGTTATGAGTATGAGATGATGGTGCGAATGTAGATGGCTTACCTGTAACATTACCCCAAGCAACAGAATTTGCACTGCCAGCACTATTCGCATAAGATGCAGTACCGCTATCAGTACCAGAAACGATACTACTATATGCTTGTTTATGAAGTGCGGTACCAGCAGCTGCAATAGTAGCATAACACTCGGTAGATGTTTTTGCATCTGTTGCAGAGGTTCCACTTACTTCTGAAGAATTGACCAGCACCCAAGTTCTGCTAATACCACCACGCGCACCACTTGCAAGTGTACGGAAACAAGTTCCAGCATACGATCCTCCTGTTTTAAAGAAGGCATCTGCGTAAGTCTTTCCAAAAACATTGTAAATTCCGACTTGTACGCTATCCGCACTTAAGCCACAACGAACCAGCCATTTTACTTCAACTGTCGATGCTAAGCTGCTGTTATTCGTACGTAATACAATTCGTACAATACCGAAGCCACCACCACTATAATCCTGTGAGATAAAGAATGTGGTTGATTTATCTGAATAGCTTGCAGCAATAGTATCCAGTTTTGCGAATCGATGGAATGGATAATTGTTTTTGTCGCCTACACTCGCAGACGAACTATAAAATCCGATATTTGCAGAGGAGTTACCACTACCATCATAGTTAAAACTTAGCGTGATGTCAGTTCCACCAGATACGGTTCTAGCAGTTGCTAGTTTATTTGCGGAGTTTGCAGCACCACCAGAACTAGAACTTCCTGCATAATTGTGCGTATGAGAGGTAGGAGATTTCCCGTTAAGAGCAGAAGTAATAGCATTTTGAGTCATGGTACCATCTGTAGCCGACCCAGTTTCAGTATAAAGCTTAGTTATTCCTAAGTAACTTGATGTACCTACAGAATATGTCGTATTTGTAGGAATTACCCATGTACCATCTGCACGAAGAAATTTTAATTGTTCTCCTATATTAGGTGCAGGAACAAGACCAGCACTTCCGGCGGAAGAAGAAGTAGCACCCTTCATGTTTCCATAAGTATGATCGGTAAATAATGCATCTGCAGGCACTGACTTACCAAGTGTATATGAACAAGCTACTGGCTTACCACCTGAGAAATATACTGGCTGAGTTGATGATCCAGCATTAGAAGTAAGAGCAGCGGCAGATGATGCGCTACCTGCAGAAATAGCATATTTAACACTTTTTGTGGCATCAGCAGTATTGTCAACGTTGCCTAATCCAACTTCACTTTTAGTATGCGTATGTACTTTTGTAGCTTTTTCAGCTAATTTACTATTCATCTCAGTCTCGGTATAATAACGTTCATCATGATTATGAGATGCTGGTGGATAGCTGCTAGGCTTTTCAGTAACTCCAGACCATGGTACAGAAGTAGCAGTTCCGGCAGTATATACTGAATAACCAGCCTCAGAAGATAATTTGCTCTCATCAACAACATAATACATTTTTTCAGTCTTAGTTACTTTTACGGTATCACCAAGCTGAATATTAGCAGTAGTAAGTTTAAAACGTGCAGTATCATCTTCAACAATAACCAGACGTTCTAATGCTCCATGGGGAAGCCTTGCAATATCAATTGTTCCAAAGAGTTTACTTGCGTTGAGAGAAGTAATAGTTGAATCATTATGATTATGCGCAGAAGGAGCATAGGTAGAAGGTTTCTCTGTAATGTTACCCCATGCGACACTACTTGCAGTCGCAGCATTTCCTGTAACATTTACCGTCAGATTATTAGTAACAGGATTATATTTAAACTTATCGCTGTATGCTCGCTTTGTCTCTGTAGTAGAGTCAGAAAACCAAACATGTCTAGCTGCATCAGCAGTACCTTCTCCAGCAGATACATTTGTAGCTGTTCCTGCAGTAGTTGCACTATCAGCAGTAGTTGCATGTTTTACACTCTTATTTGCATCTGCTGTATTATCTACATTACCAAGTCCTACCTGAGCTTTTGTATGAGTATGCCCGGCAGAAGAGTAAGCACTTGAATTTGTATATGCAGCAGATCCTAATCCGTGAACAGGAACAGTAGTTTTATTACCATCTACAGTGAGTGTGATTTTTCCGTTTTCAGTACTTTCTGAGATAGCAACAGACTTTACGGCTTTTGCTAGAGTAATATAAGTTTTGCTTGAGCTATCCCAACGATAAATAGTATTCGTAGCAGTATTTATATAAATAGTATTTATATCTCCAACAGACGGAAATAACTTATTGGAAGCATATGGAAGTATTTCTTTATGATTAGCTATACTTGTCTTCAAATAACCAACCAGTTCTGTTAATCCAGTGAGATTAAGAAATTGTTCTTTCATTTTGCATTAGTCACATCCTTCCATTTTTATTTTTAAAATAGAAGGAGAGCATTGCAGCTCTCCTCCCAATAAAATCAATTGTATTTTTACGCAGTAAATAAACCTTTGATAGACGCACTTGGAATTGCTTCATATCCATCTCCAACAAGCCCCTTAAGAGCGGTGATATCAGATGTGTTCTTAGCAATCTTCGGTTTTTCAGTAGCAAGATCTTTTTCTACAGCAGTAATTTTGCCTTCTGCTGTATCCATTCTGCCTTTAACAGCAGTAATATCTTCTGCATTCTTTTTATCAGCAGCTTCTAATGTAGGTAATTTCTTTTCAAGAGCATCAATTCTACCTACAGCAGCTTCAAGATCAGCAGCTTTTGCATACTGAGAAAGATCAGAGTCTGCGAGAGCTTTAGATACATACTCAGCAATATAGCTTACAATATCTTTGGATGTAGCAGATTCTGGAAGAGTACCGATAAGAGTCTTCAGCTTTGTGATATCCTCTTTATTTGTTTTGATCTGAGAATTCATTGTAGCAGCATCAGATGTATGTGTAGAAATCCAATCAGAAATCTCTTTCAGTGTATCATATGCTTCTGGAGCATCTGCAACGATTTTAGCGACTGCATCTGCAACAGCTTTCTTTACTGATCCGTCACCAGTGCCATTCAGTGTTCCAATAGCTGCTGTATTAGCTGCAACGCTTGCTTTTAATGCAGAATCATCATACTGACCAGTAGTAACAGCTTCTTTGATATAAGCAACTACATTTTTAGCTTTTGCATCAGCAGGAATGGTACCAACATAAGACATTACTTCTGTTTTTGCTGTGTTAGCAGCACCAGCAGCATCGAAATCTGCAGCAGTCTTTCCAGAATCTACCAGATTACCATTTTCATCTAATCCTGCAAGATGACCTTTTACTGCACCTTTTACTTTGTCAGCTTTTCCTGTCGGCTGAGGAATAGTAATAGTGAATGCTGCTTCATCAATAGTTACTGGAGCAGTTTTTGTGTAGAAATAAAGTGTGTATCCGTCTTCTGACTGAGATACTGTTTTAATTGAGTTTTTGACAGCCTCACTGATTTTAGAGTCGATCTGTACGTTATGCAGATTTAAAAACTCCTGAAGATTAGAAAGTGTAGCGAACTGTAATTTTGCCATAATTAGTTTCCTCCTTGAAATATATTTGTTAAATCTTCGGAATCAATACCTCCGAGTTTTCGATCTAAAGCAGCGTCAATATGTTCATCTAAAACATCCAGAACAGTTTCTTCAATAATATTTGAAACATATTCTTTTACAGAATCAGCACTTGCAAAATTCTGTTCATTAATCCAGCTTTCAGTGATATAACGATCAGTCGTATATTCACCATCTTGCTGAATGAAATACAATGTAATAGATTTTCCTTGCATTTTTGTGATTGTTGTGCTGGAAGTATCAGCATCATGAGATACAAGATACAGAACATCGTCTGCAGAAGATTGAACAGTAGTATTGTTTCCGCCAATGATACATTGGCCTTTTACTTTATAAATACCATCATCGAGTGATGATATCTTCACAGGAACAGTAAGTGTACCTATAAGATTTACAATAGGTACGTCAAATAATTTGTTATAAGATAAGCTGTTGATATAGTCTACAACAGTGGACTTATCTTCAAGATTACCGATTATATTATCTAAAAGAGTAGAAAGCTCAGAAGATTTGACATAATTATCCAATCCGATTGTTTTCTTGACCTCTTCAATAATATGATCTTTATCTTCATCAGTCATAGATATGTCATAAGAGAAAAGCAGTTTATCTCCAGAGAAAAACATAAGATTTGATCCGATGCATTTTACATCTGTAATCTGTTTATCTCCTTTGACATATTCTAATGTGTTGTCGATGGTCACCCACGCTATACTCTTACTGTCTTGGATGTAACAAAGTCCTGGGTATTTTAGCACCCCTCTTTGTAAAGCCTTTTCTGCAATTTGCTTAGTTGATGCAGAATACCAGGTTGGAATTAACGCCATGCTGTGATCACCTCTTCAATTTGTCATATTCATATTTTGAAATTTCTTTTATTGCATAGATGTCATTATCAGGCGGAAAATTATAGAGACCTTCAATGTGCCATCCATATTTTCCGTCTGAACTTAAAATAGCCTGTGCTTCTGTGATATCACATAGAAGCAACAGACTATGTTTCTCCTGATATTTGATATACAGGATATGATTAAGGACATCTACGACTTCATCATTTTTGATTACTTTATAATACATGTGATATCCTCCTTATAAGATGGGAATGGTTACCCCTCACTTGAAATTGAGAACATAAGTAAGATTCCAGAATTCTGTCCTGGATAAGAGAACCCATATGTTCCACCGGCTTCATTGACTGTATACAGCCAGTTTGCAACTGTAGCATTTGGAGATCTGGTCCAGTAAGATTTATACTCCGTAGGAGTAGAAGAATTTGCTTTCTTTCTGGTATCATCATCTGTGAAATAAGCAATAGGAGCATTTGTTTCAGAAATATATGGTTCAGAAGTAGCAGTAGGATCAATTTCGTACAGAGATGGAACATAGAATCTGCAATTAGATACGGATGTATCATTTGATTTATTACCAATAGAAGAGTATACTTTTACAGGTTTGATCAGAGCTTTCCATAAAGGAGAAATAGCTTTAAGCAAACGTGTATTCAGCCATGTGTTCAGAGAAGATTCAGCCCATCCACCTGCATTTGTGCTCTTATTATTATAAGGCTTTTCAGTACCTAACAGGTTTGAAGCAACAAATGTAATGTTAGCTCTCTTTGAAGCAACGTCAGACAGATAATATCCTTTAAACTTAGCCACTTCCATAGGGATTATTTCGTGGATCCATGCAGCAATATCCATACATTGTTCTTCACCAAGATCTGCGTACCATACTTTAGCCCAATGTATAGTGCCTTTTGCAAAGTTTTCATATGCTCCATCGTCAGCTTTAGAACATCCAAATACGAGAGTGGAACTATGCTCTGGAATCCTGATCGCATTCAGAGTAGTAGAAGATACTTCTTTCCCAGTCATGTTTGAATTGTACACATAAAGCTTCTGACTTCCAGCTTCATGACGAAATACAATAATCTCTCGGTTTGTTCCAGCAGATGGAGTTATACTATCAGTATTCCATGAGAAACGAGGTTCCTGAGAATACCAAAGTCTGAATCCATTTGAACCATCACCTTGAAAACACTGAGCAAGAGTGGAGTTTACACTATTTCCTGAATCAAATTCAAAGTCAATAGCAATTGTAAAGTCTCTGTCTTTTTCCATGATTTTTAATCCGGTGTCAATATAGTTTGTTCCATCAAATTTAGTCGCAGCTGAAATAACTTCATGCTCTTCAATGTCGCCATAGCTATAATCAACACCAAGTTTGAAATCTAATGTATCTTTTAATGATAATGATTTTGCTTCAAGTCCCATTTTCATAAGAGTATAAAGTTCAACCTGTGTCATATTGGCCAGATCCTTACCATCAAAATATCCATCTACATATTCGCAGGTTTCATATACTGCATTGATCGTTTTATTTCCATCGACAAATCCTGACTTATCCCATCCTTTAAACAGATTGTACTTATAAGCAGATTCCTCAGCAGTATATACAGGAGTATCACCTGTATATTTTACATAAGAACCATACTGGGCAGTAGATTCTTGAAGAGATAATCCTTTAGAAACATATTTTACAGTATATTCACGAATTTTACTGTCATATACAGCAGTAATAGTTCTGTCAGCAAAGATTCCTGTCATTGAACCTTCCCATCCTTTGAAGGTATAATCAAGCTTAATTGTGCTTTTCTTTGTAGGAATAGGAATCGGATTAACTTCTCTTGTAGTAGGATCAACAGCGTTTCCACCTTTATCTACGTACTGGATATCAAGGATAGTATTACTTTCATCATCATTTATAAATGTAATTTTAAACTGAGTAATGATTGAATCGTAAGTAAGAACAAGGTCTGTCCAGATTCCAGGTTCATCTTCAGAACCAACAAATTCTTTATATTCCTGCTGTCTGACTACAGGAACATGAACAGATCCAGTAAGAATTGACTGCTCAGTAGTAGCGCCATTATCATCAATACCGGCAAGTTTTGATAATTTCAGAAGAAGCGTAGTATCATCAAGATTCCATGAGATACCAGTAATTGTTACGGTACGAAGAGTATTAATAGCAGCATTTAAGATAGCAAGAGTATCTACGATAGAATTCTGACATACAAATGTCTGTAAATTATCGTATCCTGCAACCTTAAGATCAGTTAAGTCTTTGAGGTTCTTGAGTGTAAGAGTGTTGATAGAAGACGGGAGAGAAGCATGAGCAATCTTACCATGATTAGCAAATAATACAGATGTTACAATAGTTCCATCAGCATAAAGATTAATAAGATTTTCACATGCAGACAGGTTAACAGATCCTGTAAGATTTGGACAATTACGAATATCCAAAGTCTCAAGAAGAGTATTATTACCCATATTAAGAGATGTCATAAAAGTATTCTGATATCCAGCTGTATTATTACCAATGATAAGAGTTTTCAGCTTAGAAGCCTTTGAGAAATCATTATCATGAATATAACAAGCAGAGAGGTCATTTAGTGCCTCAATTCTTGATGCAGCATAGATAAGAATAGCTGTATCATCCATATTTGTTAAGTCCGTAGTAATCTTATATTCTTGTCCGGCTTTTGCACGTACCTGAGTAGTTTCTGGTGAATTACCATAAAGTACAGAAATATACATATCAGAATAAGGAATGATCTTCAGAGTATAATCTGGTTTAACTACAACTTTCTTAGGAGTATTACATCTGAACATAATCTGATCAGACTTTACATCTGTATGTAAGAATTTCGTTCCCATATAAATATGCTGGTCACGTTCCCATTGTCTGAGATGATATTTTCCACGTCCATTCATCATCTCATTAAGGAATCTTACTGTTCCAGCACGATATGTTCTCAGATATAATCTTTCATAGTGGATTCTCCAAAGTTCTTCTGGGAACTGGCTCTGCCAAGCCTCATATTCATTAATTAAATGAGAATCAGACCAACAGTTAGAGTCTACAGACTGATACATATTTCTTAATTCTTGTGTAAATACATCACGTATTCTGCACCACAATACAGATTCAGCAGCATTGAAAACATAACCAGATGAAGGATTTCCTTCTTCTTTATAGTCAGTATCTTCCTTACCATATGGGAATGACAGCTCACCTGAATTATTAATACCAAGCTGAGTGTCCATATCATATGCCCATAGATCAAATCTATAACCATTATGCAGAGCAGCCGCATCATCATCTATAGTATAATATTTAGCTTTATCACCCATAGTTGTAGCTTCTTCCTGAGTGATATAATGTTTTGCCCAATGCGGGAAAACATTCTTGGCTCTATTATCAATCATACTATATCTGAGTGTAACTAAATAGAAATAGAGCATTGCATCCTGAATACACCAATCTTTCAAGCCATCTTTAAATTCTTTATCACTAGACGTAATTACAAACTCATAGAAGTCTCTCCAAATCTGTTTGTTATCTGTACGTATTTTCTTTTTTGCTTCATCAGAAGTAAGAGCAGAACCATCCTTAGAATCGCCGCAACAATCATATCTGAATTCAAATGATCCATCCCAGTTATTATACAGAGCATCATATGCTGTATTACCAGTTTTCCATTCAGCTTTACTGATAGGATATTTCATAGTTCCATCTTGGTTTGTTATACCGGTCTGGAATGCAGAGTTTGGAAGAGTATTGTCACTGATTTCAATACAGAATTCTTTCATATCCTCTGGATCATAAGCTCTTGTAATATCAGTCTTCTTTGAATCTCCCATATTACCGAGAGAGTAGAAGTGCCAGTCTGTATCCTGAAATTCTCTATGAGTAGTAATATCAGGATCAGATTCTTTAATAAAGATTACACAGTTGACAAATTCCATAGAGTTTTTAACTTTAGGATCTCTACGTACCGCAGGACTTTCATATGGTAAAAAGTCGTTGAATCTCTTCTGTCCTAATGCATTAGTTGCCATATTTGAAGATGCTACATTTACTTTAAAATTCCACCAATTATTTGGAACAGAGTTTCTTGTAAGACTAATCTTACCAGTTCCGTCCTCATATTTTGTGCCATCACCAAGAACTAACTCTGTCTTATAGTTAGGATCAAGAGGAATCTTACTATTGATCTGATGTACACCATCCGCACAACAAATAACATCAATATTTCTGGCAGCAAAACCATATTCATTACTTGTAGTTCCCTGTCCGGCGTGGAAACAGTTAATAAATTTCCAGTTATCTAATTTAGGATCCCCATTCTTATAAATACATTCCATAGAAGTATTTTTAACAAAATCCTTCTTGTCATTTGTGAAATGCGGCGCTTCAATTTTGATTACTCTTAGATTCGGGCAAGCATTAGCTACAGAATCTGGAGTAAGAGCATTGTTGTCATTGTAGATCTGGTTTCTATTATATCTTGCAATCATTTCATCTGAATCTCTAGCATCTGCAATAAAGTTAGCAAGAATGTCAGAATCTGTGAGAGAAGCAGAATAAGCTTTCATTCTATAAATCAACACATCACAATCCGGAGAACCAATAGAAATTGGGGTAGGAGAATACTGGTGCAGTCTATGAGAATTATCATAAATAAGAGGTCTTCCTCCAACTCCGTCTTCATAAGTCATAATGATAGAAGTTGCAGATGTGTCTTTTGTATCAATTGTATTGATATTATATTCAAATTCAATAATATCCTCTTCGCTATATGGAAAATATAAGCTGTCAGTAGAAGTGTTCACGTATGCTTCGTGAACATCCATTTTAATACCTACGTCAGAGCCTTCAGTACCATCAATACATGATAAGAAAGTAGCAGAAGCATTACGAACATTCTGAGTCTTAAATACAAATTTGAATTCAGAACCAGTCTGTTTCGGGTCTTTTCCGAAGAGATTATAATTAATCTGAGCAGTTGTTCCAGCTTTTACACAGAAATACTGGTTTCCAGAAGCATCAATCTGGTATCCACCATTATCCCAGTCAAAGTTATCTGATACTGAAAGAGTAATAGCAGAGTTATTTTTATCGGTCCAGAGTCTGTCGGTATCTCCATTGGATTTTCCAACAGGGTTAAAATCAAATGCTAAGTTGGCTGTGATTGGTTCAACATCAATATCAAGTTTAGTGATATTAACTGATAAAATCTTAGTCACTTTACGACATGAGATGGTCAGGTTATGTTTTCCTTCAGTGGATGACTTATAACTCCAGATTTGAGCAGAACGATTTACAGAAAGAGTGCTCTGTACTTTACCATCAATTGATAGTTTTACAGAAGCGGGATTGTGATCAGGATCATATACAACATATTTAATACTTGTTGCCTGGTACTGTTGTGCTGTAAATTCCTGTTGAGCACATCCAATAATAGGAGTTCTATTTGTAGGATCAACACAAATAATATCCTTACAAATAGTATTTGAGGTTATTTCTTTATTGTTAATTGTCGCAGTCATATATACTTTGAGTAAATGGCTGCCATGTTCCTGTTTAGGAATATTATAAGACATAATTCTGCCAGAGGACTGAGTTTCAACAGTGCCTAAGTCTTCACCATCAAGAATAAAATGAAGAGTCTTATTAACGTTTCCATAAGGTGTATATCTAAATACTACATCTGTATTTGTATATAACAAAGTATCATCAAATGTGCTTTCAAGTTTGAATTCTACAATAGTCACAGTCCATGTCTTAGTGGCAAGTGTCCCAAAACTGTCGGTAATAGTTAATCTAATAGTATTTGCACCGACATTAAGATATTCAGTGATATCAAAACTATTGTTTCCTTGCGCAGCCGTATTCGTAGCTACAATAGTATTACCAACTTTCCACACAGCAGTACCGGCTCCAGTTGTATCACCAGTATTATCTACAGATGAAAAACTATATTCAATAATTGCTTTTGAACCAAGTAAGAAAATAGCATCTGCATTTGTGATTCTTTCAATAGTAATAGTAGTAGTATCTGAGGAAGATCCTCCACCACCTTCAATTTTAAAGCTTTTCTGGATTTCTCCATCCTTTAAAAATGTAAAAATACTATTTTCGTATGTAACATCGTACTCTGCAGCCGCAGGATTTTTCTTGATTTCTTCAATAGCGGCCTTAACATCTGTAATATCTGTATTAATTCCTTCAAACTGAGTATCATAAGAAGTCATATTTTGTTTCAAGATATCTACAGCATTTTTGGCCTCATCAGATTTTGTAGTAGCACTTTCTACTTTCTTCTCAATGTTTGAAATAGTAGTTTTTATCTCTGAGACAGCAGTAGTATTGGCATTTACATTCTTTTCGATTTCAGTTTTAGCTGTTTCAAGTGGACCAATTCGATTAGAGATTACTGTATCTTTCTCGTCCATTTCTGCTTCAAGTTCCTGCTTCAATGCAGCTCTCCACTCAGCAGATGGCTCAATAGAACTAAGTTCTACAGTCTGAATAATAGTTTCTCCATCTTTGAATACTAATGAACCTTTTCCATTGACAACAGAATACTCAACTATAAGGTTTGCAAGACTGTTAATAGTAATAGGTTCTCCAATAGGTTCCGTTCCATCTTTAAACACTAAATTTCCAGTTGTGTTGTCATATTCAACTTTTAAGTTCTTCAAACTGTCAATACCAGAAATAGCAGTGTTTAATTCTTTGACTTTTGTATCAACTTCTGTTTTTGTATAATATGCTTTCAGAGATTCAGTTACTGTTCCATTAAGATCATTCATAACAGATGTTTTTACATCTGCTTTTATATCATCTACATTAATAGAAGCAGCGGAAGCTTTTGCTTCATCTGCGTATTGTTTTGCTTCGGCTACATGACCAAGAATCATATTTACAAAACTTGTATACCAATCTTCAGAAGGTTCAATGATTCCGTCATAATTTAATCCTTGAAGAACAGTAAACTTACCATTTGGTCTGGTTCTCCAAATATAATTGTTTCCTTTTTCATTTACGCCAGTAGCCATAATTTCAAAAATTATATCTCCGGCATTTGCTGTAACAGCAGCATCAATCAACCAACCAAATCGAATATAAGTATTGTTGGAAGCTACATTGATAACTGTCGCTACTTTACCTTTTTTCTCAGCTATAGATTCATATCTTATCTGGATGAGCATATCCATAAGATCCATACCATCCCAATATCTTGGAATCCTAAATGGCATATACTGGCTGTTTTCTTCCTGCATAATATTAATCTGTGTAGCATCAACGGTAATATTTTTTAAGTTATCCACTGTTGAATATGCATCGTCTTGATATTTGGTATATACTTCATAACGACCATCAGTACATAATGTATATTCCTCAGTGTCTACGGCTAACTCAGCACTCAAAGTCATTGCCGAATTAGCCGCAGCAGCAATTTTAGAATCTTTAAATGACATATCATGACTCCTTTACTTTAATAATTTATCCAGATCGACAACCTGATCAAGATGAACAACTCCATCCTGTGTGCCATCAGGATCTTTACCTGTCATATCTTCGGCTACCATAGCAGAAAGATCTTTTACAACGATACCATTTCCAGTATCTTCACCATTTCTGTCTGTTAAAGTGATTTTTCTGTCTTCTGTATTAAGACGAATATCTTTCACCATACCTTCATAAGTTGCTTTATTCTGAGCATTGAGATCTTTAATCATTCCTTCCATAGCAAGGAGCCTCTGATCAATTTCAGTAAACAATTCAGAAGGTTCATATTTATCAAATTGTACAAGTGGAGTAATATGAATAACACCTGATGTGGTTTTTCGAATATAAGAAGTGTATGTTCCATCTTCATTAGCAACAAGTTTTAAGAACGTGAAAGATACTTCGATATCCCCGGCTTCAGCAGTAAGTGCTGCATCGACAGGGATTAAATACTGGATATAATTCTGTTCATATTCAAGATTATTTATAATAAGTTGTGTCATTTTAATTTTGTCTGACACCGGGAGCTTATACTTCATATAAACAGTTGTATCTGACATATCAATCTGTTCCCGATACATTTTACTTGTTACAATCTGAATCTTATCTACATAATTACTTCTTTCCACAATTGATTCTTTGACTGTTGTTACAACAGTATTTTCATCTGTAATTTTTAGTGTATACATAACTGCCTCCTTCCTTATTTAGTCTGAGTTTTTTCTAAAGCTTCAATTCTAGTCTGTAGTGACTTAATAGTTTCCTGCAGTGTTGTGACTGATGAATTCGCATTATCAGCACTTTTCTTGATCTCAGCAGTATTCTGAGTCAAAGTAGTAATATTGTTCTGTATTGTTTCGATATTATTGGTCATGCTAAGTAATGATGTATTGATCTGTTCAATTGAAGTGTTAGAAGAAGAATCTGCAGACTGCAGATCAGAGATAGATTTCTGTACGGCAGTCATAGATTCTTTCAATTTATCCACATCAGCTCCCAGCTGAGTAAGTTTTCTTCCAACAACAAGGGCATCAGCGAATGCACCCTGTTTAGATAATGTCATATCTGATTCAGGGAGATTAGCCAGATAATTATAATCATACTTAACAACACCAACAGAGGTTTGAATTCCCTGAATATATGTTGCCATTATTACTCACCTTTTTCTACAAATTCATATAGTACTGTCATATCGAGCATAGACAGTTTGTCTTCATTAGATTTAAGCATTTTCTTGAGAGATTCCTCTGGGATCATCTCAACATCAAGTTCACATGTTTTATCATAAATTTTCTGCAGACCTTCTTGAATTTCAGGGATGATTTTATCTTTTATGTCATCATTAAGAGCACGATTTCCTGTTTCATTACCGTTTTCGTCAACAATAGAATGTGAGTTTTCCTCTGTAAAATAAGAATCAACTAACTCCTGCTCAACCTCTGAGATTTTATCTACCTGCGCCTTAAGAGTCTTCAGGTTCATTGTATTCGCCCAGAATACATCAACATCTCCTGCGATTAAATCCGCACGACTCTTCATAGAATTTAATGTTTTATACATTGCCATAATGTCTGCATTTACAATAACTTTTTTCATAATCCTTGTACTCCTTTTATATTAATATGTAACTTTATTTTCTCTGACGAGTTCTTCAATAGCATCATTTAGATATGCTTCAAAGTCAGAATATAATGTTTCGATAGCCGCTTTAGAATCTTCTGTAATCAAAGCCTTAGCTTTATCAATAGCCATCTGTTTAGCTGTCTTGGCAGCTTCTTCGTCAAACTTACCCTGTTTCTTTAATGAATCCACATAAGTCTGATTAACTGTAAGCACTGCTTTACTAATAGCATCAGTAGCAGCATCTATATATTTCACGAGCTGATCATTCTCCAAGTTCTTTTCCTGTTCTTTAATCTTTACTTTTAGGAAGAGGATTCCATAAGTAATAAGAAGTGGAAGAATACCAGTAATGATCAGATATAATACGTCCTGAATACCCTGTTTGATGTCCATAATTTCCTCCTAACCGACAGCTTCATCATTTTCTGAAGATGACTGTCTAAGTTGTTCCATTGCAGAATCATAAGTAATTCCGCCTGTGCAGTTTTCTGCACGAGCCTTTGCATAATAAGCCCAAACTGTAGGGACGAGTGTTGCTGGAATAGCAATGAGAGCGTAGAGAGCAGATAAATCTCCATAGGTCATGATTGCTTTTTCTACAAAATGAATAATCTGTAGATTAAGTAAAAGTACAGCAACAAGTATCAATTTACTTGTAGAGACTCTTGGAATATTGAATCTCTTAACCTTTGCTGCCTTCAGATTTCGTTTCATTTCAATCTGCCGATTTTGGGCTTTAATTTTCTTTAATTCAAGTTCATATTCTCGACTGGTCAAATATTTCACCTTCTTTACATAATAAAAGACCACGATTGCTCATGGCCTCTTATTTATTCAGGAATAATTCCATATACGTATGTTTCAAACTCTGTAAAGTCTTTCAGAACTGCTTCTTTATTTGTTTTAAATGTTTCGCTATCCTGAATGGATTTATTGATATTTACATTTCCATCTTTACTAACAGATGCATTAAGATAAGCAACCTGCTTTGAGTTTTCACCTTCACCGATCATAACCTGACCGGATACATTTCTTGTTTCACTAATTTTTAACATAACTTTTCCTCCATTTTTTGTAGTCGTTGAGTAATGAGAGAGAGCTGTCCCTGAAGCATAAGAATTTCATTCTTAAGGGATTGATTTTCAGATTCGAGAGAGTCAATACGATGATGGGCTTTCTGTGTCATGTGAGTGTTGAGAGCAATAAATTCGCCATATCTTAATGCGTATTCAACAATATTACCTGCTTTATTTGGTTTGAGTAAAATGTCTTTACAAATTAATCCATAATCACTTGTATCTAAATTATTATCATTGAATATTTTTTCAGTTTCTCTTGCTCCAAATCCAAAATGAAATCTATCATGATCTTCTTCTGAATCAAAATTTTTATATTTATATTTTATTGGATTTAATTTCATATAAATAGATTCTATATTTGGAATATCGTTAATTTTTGACATTTGTGTTTTTAACTCTTCATCAGAGCCTGTTATATTTCCATTTTTCCCCCAAATATTTTTCCATTTACAACTTGTGTCTCCTAAATTTAAACTTTGATCATAATTACAACCAAAATATCTTGCAGACCCATTTGATGTAACTCCTGCATAATATGAAGTATCCGAACTATGATATATTTTTCTTACATATAAATCATTATAATCAACAGAAATAGTAGTTCCGGAAATAGAAATGCCCGAACCAGCATAATAAGTTGTTCCACCACCAGAACCTTTAGGAGCAAAATTATTAGATACCCAACTTGTAGTAGCATATCCATAAAGAGATTGATGCTGAGTTAAATATCCTTTACCAGTCACCCAATCTTGCGTTGCGAGGTTATAATTCGTAAATCCAGAACTACGTGTAGCTCCATCAATTTTAAGACTAATTGAACCACCGCCTGTAGAAATCTTATTTCCATGTTCATCGTAATAATTCTTAGCATATACAGCATTCCAAGGCGCATCTGTGCTTCCGAGGTTACAAGTTCCGCCTTTTTCCAACGAATATGTATCAACATCTGTATAGCTAGTTGATGTTTTTAATTTATATGGAGTTAATGCGGGTGTACCATCGTTATTAATTGCAACCCACATATTATGATTACTATTCATAATTACGGTATGACAATGACCAAATCCTTTATAATCTACAGGAGAACTGTTATTCAACTTAGAATGGGAATGTGATCGTGCAGCGATCCCTAAATTAGATAATGTATTATTTCCGCTTGCCAATTCAACATTATTAATTTTAGGTTTATTTGTAAGTCCATTATAATTAGTTGTGCCGCCTTCACCTAAATTAGCCAGTGAAGTATAAGTTTTTTTATCACCAGTAAGATAAATAGCATCTACATAAATACATGCATATGGATTAGCTGTTGCTCCAATGCTTATCTGAGAAGTAGTATCTTTAGTTTTACTTACTGTAATATTACCATATGCATCGGTTTCAGTTGATAACAAATATGGTAATAAACTAATAGATAACATTCCTGTAGTCGTACTCTCCATACCTACTGCAAAATTACCATTCTTATAAGGAAGAATAGTGTGATGATGATTATAACCATTAAAGTCAAATGTGTCTGTTGGTTTCCACATAATTGATTTATATGGCACTCCTTTATACTGTCCGAATGAATCAGTAATATTAAGTTTATTAACATTTAACCATCCATTTGTATTAATATCATCTGCAATTAATGTTAGAACTCTTGCGCCTTGTTCTTTTATCAGAAGCATTCCATGCATTTTTGAAGAGTCTAAAGATGAATCTATCAACCCAAATCCAATTTGAGTTGTATTAGTTCCCCAGTCAAATGCAGTAATTACTTGTACTGAATCAGTTGGTTCACCAGTTCCAACATCGTTATAATAAATAGAATATGATTGCTTTGCAGTAATAGATGTAGCAATAACACTACCTGTAAAACTTCCAGTTGCACCAGAAAGTTCTCCTTTAAAACTACCTGTTGCAGCTTTTAAATCCCCAGAGAATGTGCCAGTAGCAGCTTTTAATTCTCCAGAAAAGCTACCTGTTGCTGCAACTAATTCACCAGAAAAACTTCCGGTAGCAGCTGATAGTTTACCACCAAAAGTTGCATTCCCTTGATTATCTACATTTAACTGATTGCCAAGTTTTAAACCATCAGGATTTAAACTTATGGATCCGTCTCTATTGCTTAATGAATTTGCAGATATCTGCCAACCGCCAATAGTTCCTCCATCAGCGTAAATAGTTCCTGAAAATGTACCAGAGTTAGCATAAAGCTTACCATTTGAATCAACTCTGAAGTTTCCACTACCAAGAGCAATTCCGTCTGTACCAATATACACATTTTTATCTTTTGATATTGATGTTGGTTGTTCAGGAAAGGTATCCATACCAGAATATAGTTTTCCCGCTTCAATATGGAAACCGCCAATACCACCAATATAACCTTTATTAGCTATAATGGTTCCCTCAACAGTGCTGTCACCACGAATATAAGCATTACCATTAGAATCAACAGCAAAATTTTTACCTTTAATAGCACCGTTTTCTGATAAATCAAACCAGATACCTTTTAGTGAATAATTAGATGTCAGATCATCTTCAAATATTTTTGATCTGATTGCATCAACTTTAATAGAATCAGCGGTAATAGTGTTAGTTTCAATAATACCACCGTCGATTTTAGTTTTACCTGGTCCAGTGTGTGTATTCATTGCAGTGATAATACCATTAATGTCAATGGTGCTGGCATCAATGCTAATATGGTCAGAAATCATCTGAATAAATTTATCAGTAACTGTGAACTCAGACTCTTTGTCACCAGTTACCATAAAACTGATTTTATCTGCATTTTGAGTAATAGAAGAGGTGTTTGCTTTAATTTTTTCTTGAGCTTCAGAAAGATCTGTTTGCATACTGCTTACAGTAGATGTAATCCCAGAAACATTTTGTTTGATATCAGAAAAATCTGTTCGGATAGATTCTTGATCTTTAAGATATTGAGTATTACTAACCTTAGTTTCGATTTGTCCAGTCAGAGTATCTGTAACATTCTTAATCTGCTTTGTGTAGTCATCTGTAATAGTCGTCTTTTCTATTCCCCACCATTGATTTCCTTTGCCATCATAAATATTAGTGATGTCAATACCACCTTGTTCATTTGGTTCTATGATTTGAAATCCAAGTTTGTCTTTGGTAATGGTGGCGTTATTAATCATGTCTCCAAGAATTGTATTATCTGGAATACCTGTCTGGGTAATACCATTTTCATCAAATAAAGCGGCTCTGTCTCCATTTTTAACAATAAAGTTGAAATCCCCTTTACCGTCCATACCAATCTGCACACGAACATTTCCTTTGGAATCATAAAACTGTTGGGTGCTTTCTTGAAATGCAATAGTAGGTTTATTGTCTTTAGAGATAAGTACAATTTGATTTGCAAGAGCATTTTGAGCCATTAAATCTCCAACTGCAATTTTCTTTGCGATGAGATTAGTAATAACAGCCTGATCAATTTCTGCATTTTCTACAGTAAGATGAATTGTATGTAATTCTCCAACTCCTGCATGACCTGCAAGAAGATTTTTTACATTAATCATATCAGCATTAATCTGATTAGATTCTATAATCTTAGCTGACAGCTTTTCAATATTTGCCTGTTCCGCTTCGAGAATACGAGTTGTGATTTTATCTGCGGAAATAAGTTTTACATCGAGATATTTCATGAAAGCAGTATCAACAGTAAGCTTATCAAATACACCTTCTTTTGCTTTCACGAGTTCTGCAATAATTGTATCAGCAGTAATGGTTCCGCCAGACCCGGTTCCTCCAGATCCGGATCCTCCTGTAGTAGTCCCGCCGAGCATTGAATTGAATAGAGGATTTGAAAAGATTTGCTTAATAGCTTCTGATGTAATGACATAATCAGAAGTAGAAGATTTGTTGACTGAGTTAACACGACCACCGGTTCTGTCAGAGGTCTGATTTAATGCATTTGTTAAAAATTCATTATCATTTGTTAATTTTGATTTATATTGGACCATGTTGGAAAAAGTAACTTCCATCGTTTCATCCATATCACAAGGATTATATCTGATTTCTACAACACGAAGTTTTACATATCGTGTATCAGATAGTCCTAATCGAACAAAATCATTTACTGCAAGCTGATCATGATATTCTCTGAATTCTGGAAGAGCATAAATATTTCCAATTTCATCTGTATAAGTATATTGCGGATGAGATTCTACATACAATTCTTCTACAGCATCTTTATATAATGTAATCGCTTTATCGACTGCATCAACTGTGCTATCAAGAGTCGTAATAATAATATTTTCATTTGAATAAGTTGCTTGATTATATAGGCTCTTAATAATATACGTTTCCTTATCTGTAAACGCTGGATATTTTTCCTGTACCTTACCAAAATTTTCCATTAAAACATCTTTGGCAATCTGGTTTCGTTTTTCTTGAATTTCAGGTTTCTTAGCCGCATCATATTCAGCTTGACGTTCCTTTAATGCAGTTTCAGCCTGATCTTTTAAATTCAAATAATCCAGATATTTCTGATGCATTTGAGTGAAATATGCCTCTTCGTATCCAGAAAGAGGATTATATCCATCTGCATATCCATTCTTTTTTAGTTCTTTGATACATGAATCATATGTGGCAATTTTAGTTTTTAATTCTGCAATGCCGTATAATTTCCAATCTGTTTCATACGCTTTCATGATTGTTTCAGACTGAGTAAAGTATCCAAATTGAGATGGGGCATCTCCCATTTCAAGCTGCATACCACAGACAGTAAAGTCAGAACTTCCTGTAAATGCCACATCAATAAGATGTGATGTTAGATTGAAAGAAGTATAAACTCTTGTCCAAGAAGATGTGATGTTATAAGAAATATTCTTTCTGTCCTCTCCGGTGTTATTATAACCAAGATAAAATGTACCGGATCCTTTTACAAAACAACTAAGAGTATATCTCTGAGATGGTTCGATACTGATATTGTGTTGATAGATACCACCATCTGTACCGGTTACTTTAACTCCACGAGTAATTCCGTATGCAGGTGCGTCATTAATTTGTACTGTTTGGAACGAAGAAGTTCCGGAACCTACCATATACCAATCTTGACCTAATACAACTGGATTTACACATGAGATGATGTTTCCTTTACCGAAACCCTCTATGGTTTCGTCTTGAGCTTGTAACGCAGCCACAATGGATGGAAGAGTATAGTTCATGATTGATTCGTACATAGGCCAATCGGATGAGTTTTTCAAATCTTCAAGATCAAAATTTCCTTCTTCATCAACATGAATAGACTCAAAACCTTTGATTATAGCCATGTTTGAATCATATGCATCTTTTAGATCTTCAACTTTTTGTCCGAACCAATTTGTCTGAGCAGTATCAATAGGGACTCTATTCATCAATTCAGCAAGAATGTCAAGATTTTTATTATACTCCCTAGATAAATTACAGTATTCATCTCTTCTTGATTCTATGTATTTTTGCCAAGCTGTATATTTTTCTTGTAGGATGATGTTCATATATGGTTCACGACAAAAATGAGAACAATCTGTAATTACAGAGTTTCCAAAATTTGCAAGATCGATATTGTAATCGTCAAGTCCATCAACATAAAATTGTGTTACCAAACTGTCGTCTCTTGATATTGTTACGCTATCTTGAATATTACGAAAACCAAGTACTACATTTGTATCTTTACCTAAACTATCCGGCTTATATACATTAATTAATAAATTTTCGGTATCAAATTCAAAAACACATTTATATGCAGGAGCAGCAGTTTGGGTGAAAAACGCATATACATTTTGATCGTCCACATCGAAATTACAAATTTCATTCGGAAGTAATACCTTATCATCATCCGGAGTGATGTTATCTACATATCCGATCTTCCATCCAGGTACATCCGCATGTTTCAGCACAATATGTAGAAAACTTAGGTCTTCATTTTCTGGATTATAAAATTTAATTTGATAAAACTTATTAATATCATGATTTTTTTGGTACATCATTTCATAAGAATCTTCTTCGCCCATGTTAATTTTAAAATTTTTTAGTTTATATTGAGTAAGAGAGATTTCATATGATTCGGCGGTAATATCCTTTGTACATTGCGTTCCGTCATTTGTCTCTGTTGGAGGATCCATAATTTTATACCAGATTCCGTCACAATACAATTCCATCATTTCATCGAGTTCTTCATATCCCTGAGATTCTACGCCATCTACATATTTATCAACTGTAAAAGTTAATTCTGCAGTATTATTAGTTCTTAACGTAACAGAAACAGTAGAAGTATCAATTCCACCTAATGCACAAAAGAATCGTTTCCCAGGTTTAGCCAAATAAATGATTGCAGATTCTGTATTTCCATAAACATCATAGTTATGAGTCATTCTCATGCAAAGGCACCAACCTTTCTTGGTTCTCTGTATGATATTTCAAATGTAGCATCACCTGTAAATTCAAAGATATTTTCTCCGTAAGCAAGACGAGGCCAATAAATGTCATCTATATCCTCAATGCCTAAGTCTTCAAATGATACAATAGAATTTGTGATGTCATAAATTTTTAAATTTCTACAATCTATATAGAAATCATCACTTTTTAATGCATTAATTTTCATTGTTCTATCATTATCGGTTTTATTCTTTATAGTAATTATCCCATGAGATTTTGGAGAAACTTTAATTGTGGGGTATACATAATCTTCCCAACAATCAGAATTGTTCTGGATAGAATATTCTCTAGGAAGAGTAGAAGAGGAAGTTGTTTTACATAAAATAAGAGGAGTATATCCCCATTGACTATCACAAGTTACTGTGTATGTTAGTTCATATGGAAGAGATGCATGTTCTGTAGATACCTCTGTAATTGTAGCAAAAAATTCGATTTCTTCTGAAAAATAATCGTCTCCAATAAATTTAAGAAGCCTTGGATATTGAGGGGATGTTAACCATGCATTAATGATTCTAATATTATTTGAAGTTAAATAATCAGAATCATTTGGAATAATAATTCCATTTTTTATATCAGCTGTATAATTCATAGAAAATTTTAAAATTCCATTATCTAAATATGGAGTATATGTTGGATCGTATTTTAAAATTCCATTTTTTAATTCTGGAACTACATTTTTGTTTCTGCATGGATTTCTCATTACGCCCATTTTAAATGAATAATTATCACTATATAATGTTCCGAACTGATTTTCTTTTGGTCGATATTTGTTCTTTTCTCCTAGTTGTAAAGAACGATTTACAAGATTATCATTTTCTTCTATTCTAGTCACAATCAATCCATATTCGTCAGAAGTATGACCATTAAATTCAAATTGTAGCATTTTTTCACCTCTTTCATATATTTTAATATTAAAAGAGCTGTCTTAAAGACAGCCCTTTTAAATTAGCGAACTTTTTTCCAGTCACGTTTATTACGTTCAGTAATAATATCACCAATTTGATAAGCAAGTTTCTTAATATCTTGCTCATTATTAATTTTATCAACATTGATTGTAATATTACACTCACTATTCACACTCGTATCATTTGAAGACGATGGTAGAATAGTGGTAATTGGTTTCGCCATTCTAGCATTAAATTCATTCAGAGTAGCAACTGTAGGTTTCAGTTGATCTGTGAATTCTTTTGTCAGAACAGTTTCACCCGGATTTGCACCGATTAGCATAGAATCTCCACGCGGTATTAAAGCATCTCCGCCGATCATATCAAGTATGCTAGCAGGAATACCTTTCCGTACAACACCACCTTTAGAGAATCCGTAGGATTTATATGCCTTCAGGATTTTATTTTTCAGAGTAGATCCCCAAGAATCATAGTTCTTAACACCCGGAGTATTGATCTGAAGAATATCTGCAAGCTGTTGCATTTCTTTTGGTCCGACTTTCTTACCTTTAGCATTAAAATATCCTATCAAAGGACTCACTCCGGCAGGAACGTCTGTTGCACCATCTGGACGATTACTTAGAGAATTTGTCCAGTCCTTCAGATATGCTTTCTTAAATCCCTCAACTGCGGTATATGATTGATTACTATGGTTTGCGCCGTTTTTATAAGCATATTCCATGGCATCTCTCAGATTATTACCTGAAGTCTCTTTGATTCCAGCTTTATCTGCATAATCCTTGATCTTCTCATAATGAGAATCCGGCATTACATGAACGGTACAAGTAGCTTTAGCAAGACCACCACCGCCAATAGCAGTAATGATACATTTTCTTGTTTTAGACTCATCACGCGCCATTAAACCGTTCTTATTAAGACCTGAAGACACACCGCGAACTGTACCATCAGAAGAAACTTTCGCAATAGATTCATCAGAACTTTTCCACTCGATATCAGAGTGTTCTGGTTTCTTTGGTGACCATGTTGCTTTAAGCTGTTTCTTGATATGACTGTATGTCAGATAAATATCTGTATCACTCAGCTTCAAAGTATAGTCTGTATCTGGTTTAATATTTGGACTTCCAGCAGTCTGAGAAGATCCTGCGTTATTCATTGCGCTATCAAATGCACTATTACCAGCAGATGAACCGCCATAAGGCTTACTGGTGTCAATTTTTGTAACACCTTCCCATGCTTTTGTTGCATTTACAGCAGCAGTATTAAAGTCAGCTGCCTTTGTGATCATTTGACTATAAGTTTGAGAAACTTTCATGCCATACTGATCCATTACGTCACCCAGATGTTTATAGGTGCTGTCGTAATTTGCTTTTACATTAGAAAGCATGCTGCCAATAATAGCTTCTTGGAAAGCTGCATTTTTCTTAACAGCATCAAGAGTATTGTCTAACGCCTTATTTGCCTCATCTGAAAAATTCTCATAGCCGGTATTTTTCATATCGACTTCATGCTGATGCATTGTATCGGCCATATCGTCTTCTGCATCTGCAAGTTCCGCACGTAATTTCTCAAGACGAGCTTTTGAGGCTGCATTTGATGTTCCTTCAAGTGCAGCAATCTGTGCTTTTAATGCATTGATATCTTTAGTTTTCTTCTTTAGAGTTTTGTCATAATCGTAATATTTCTCTTTAGCAGAAAGAGCATCTTTACGTTTTTCAATATTCTCCTGTAACAGATCATTCTCTTTAGTAACTTGAGTGGTATACATATCAAGAAGGTTCTGTTTAAGATCAGCAAGAGTAGCAGACTCTTGTTGCAAACTCTTAAGCATTTCATCGGTTTTAGTCTTATAATATTCTGGACCAATTGCACCATTTTTATACATTTCATCCAGCTTATTTAATCCCTCACGATAATTTGCTATTTTATCCTTAGTGGCGTCAATCTGTTCTTGAACTAATAAAATATTGGTCAAACCGTTTGTAGAGAAGGCTCCATCATCATTATAGAAACTCTCGGTATCACCAAGTAACTTCTGAGCAGTCTGAAGCTCAGATACAAGATTTGAAAGTTTATTCTGCGCTTCATCAAGAGGTTTAAATCGAAAATCAATTTCTTCTTGAGCTAATTGCTGCATTGCTTCTTTTGATTGAATAATAGAAGTAGTAAGATTATCATATTCCTCAATCTTTTTCTGCATCTCTTCATTGCTCCAAGCTCCACCGTTAGCTTGATTTGCTGCAATTTCTTCTGCAAGAAGCTGTCTTTTCGCTTCATCAGCGCGAATAATTTTATCATAAGTTTTCAAGCGTTCTTCATAATCATTGGCTGAAAGCTGATAATTAATATCATCAGCATTCTTTTTATAACTAAGAGAAGCGTCCTGCTTATCACCAGCTCTTTCCCAACGATCAATTTGCCATTGCTTTAAGTTCTCTCTGGTTTCTTCAAGAGCAGCTTTAGCTTCTTGGATGTGTGTGTCAGCCTCAACAATAGACGTGTTCAAATCAGTTAGATTTTTCTTCATTTCCTGATAAGCTTTATCTTTTTTGTTATGACCATTCACATTAAGATAATCTGTCATGCTTTGCTGAACTTTATCTCTTTCTTTTAACATCCAATCTTTCTGATATTGAGCATAACTTACTTGTTTTTCAAGATCTTTCCAATATACCGAACCGACCTTTTGAGATTTTCCGCTCTTTATACGATTTTCAGCTTTAGCTGCATAATATTCCTCTTTAGCTTTACGCTTACTGATGATCAGATCATAGGAATCGTAAACATTATCAACTTTAGATTTAGCTAAATCAAGTTTCTGAGTTTTCTTATCTCTATATTTTTGAACGGCGTCAAGATACTTGTCGTACCACTGTTTATATGCTTCTACGGCAGCTTTCTGATTTGCATCCAATGTTTCTATATTAATAGTGCCATCTTGAACTTTTTTCTTCAGAGCAGGAGTAAGATATTTGCTTACTTCGCCATTGTTTGCAACTTCTTCGGACTTCCTTTTATAAACAGAGATGCTTTCTTTAGCAGCCTTGATTTCTTTATCTGTATTTTCAAGAGCTTTATTATAATACTTTTGAGCTTTTGTATAATGGCTGTAATCGCTTTCGGCAAGATCTGTATACCTAGAAGTTATACGGTCAAGACGATCCATAGCAACTTCAACCCAATCCATAGCATTATCATTCAGCTTCTTGATTACATTTTGAAGAGCTTCGCTTACTTTATCAGCCGCGTCACTTGTATCATTACTATTGTTTGATACCGCATCTGTATTATCTTCGATTGCATGTTGAAGACCAGAATTACCGGAGTTACCAGAATTTCCAGATCCGGCAGGTTTAACAGTTGCAGCTCCGCCTTGAAAATGGAATCCCGGAGTATTACCAGCAGCAGCATAGGCTTTCATAACGCCTGGAGAAGTAACAGTACCACTTGCATAAGCTCTGGCATGTCCTTGAATAGCTCCGTGTTTAAGAAGAGCATCAGTTTGAGTAGTAGAGAATATAATGTCGCCCTTTTTCAGGTTCTCTATATGAGCACCGCCAGGAATTAAACTCCAAACACCATCACGAACAATTGATTCAGCGTGACCATTGACACCAACTTCATTCACAAGAGCTTGTTGATCTTGTTTAATAGCAACATTCGTACCACTTGCATGAGCTGGTGTAATATTTAAGACATTATAAGCACTTCCTGTAGACTCTGCCCTAAATGTACCAGTTGAACATGCGACTGTTTTACTCAAACCACCACTTGGTCCACCTGAATTTATCCAATTAACAGTTCCGGTAGCAGTGAATGAAGTTTGAACGGCAGAAATATCATTTCCCCAATGAACAGTACCATGAGAATAATGTTCGGTAGCAGCATAAACATCTACTAAACCTGTCTCATTAGACCATTTTACTTTTCCTTCGCTTTTTTTCTCTTCAGCAAGGTAGGCATCTACTTCGCTATGTTCTGGTTTGAAAGTTACAGTTCCTTGGCCTTGTTGTTCTTTTGTCAATGCTTGGAATTGAGTTTCGTCAATTTTAACCGATATAGCAGGTGTATCACCTGATAAAGATTCCAGACTTGAACGTAGTTCATCGATTTTAGCTTTACCATCTTCGGTATTGACATCTACGTCCAATTCAGCTTTTTTAGCCAACTCTTCGTCATTAAGAGATAATAACTTATCAACATCACCGGTTTTATCTACTGCAATCTGAACATGCATTTGCATTTCACGTTGATCAATCATAGATTGAATTGCTTTATATTCAGATGAATCTACGTCAAAATTTACTTTAATATGCTCTAATTCACCAATTTGTGATTGTAGTTCATCTACAGATAATCCTTCTGTACTACTATCCACATCAAATGAGAGATCAATTTTGCTATCTGCTTGCATCTGACGCAATGAAGCCATTCCGTCCTGAGTAGCTTGATCCAATTCATCTATGCCAGAAGTATCAACTTCAGGAGTAACCTTAAGTAATCCCATATCATCCATAACCATGATAAGAGATTCAGCAGCAGCCTGAGCTTCCATTTCAGACATACCCATCTGTTTATAACTATCAATGAGCGAATCTACAGATTTTTCTGCATTGGCATATCTTTCATTGTCACTATATTGACCGTCAGTATAATCAATATTCATTAATTCCTGAGCGGAATAGTCTTTCAGAGTTTCAAGACTTTGTTTTGCAGCTTCATCTTCGCCATAATAAGCCTGCTGTACTTGATGTAACATTTCAGCATAGTTGTTAGCTTGCTGAATAGAATCATCACCTTCAAAAGTACGAATTCCAATACCTTTGGTGTCTTTACCGGTTTCAAGGATCTCATTTGCATAATGATCTAAAGCTTCAGGTTCAAGAACGTCGCCATTTGGAAGGATTGGAGTTACAACTACAGTTTTCTTTCCGTCGTCTGTAGAATATCCACTACTAAATACAGTAGCTGTTCCATCACCGACATTTTGATATCCCATGTCTGATAACTCGCTGGCATCAATAACAGGTCTATGTGCAAGATCAACAGAACCTTTATTTTTCTGCATCTCTTTCAGTTCTTCTGACATCTCAGGTTGGACTTTTACTTCGCCTAAAGCCTGTAAAACAGTAAGAAGAGCATTGGCTTGTTCTTGAGTTAAATCAAGCTGATCTGCAAATCCTTGTAAGGCATCCTCGGCGCCACGAATGCCAGCATCTTCAGATTCATAAGCTCCATTACCGAGTTGAATTTGTGCCAGATCTGCTGGATTCTCTTTATTAAGGGTTTGAATAAGATCTTGTAGTTGCTTATAATTATCGCTCTTTTTATCCTGAGCATCTTTGATCTTATTAACCAATTCAACATCAGAATCTGTATAATCTCCAGTGTTACCACTTTCAATTCCTTCGTTAACATCCTGGAAGTGTTTGATTTTTTGCCCTTTAGCCTTCGCTTCATAACCCTGGATCATTTTATTATAAGCAGCTTCATCAACTTCAAATTCAGGTGTTAATTTAATGCCAGCCTTCTTAGCTTGTTCCTGAATTGATTCGATATATTTCTTACCTAAATCGGAATCTTTATCAATACCATTATCTTTTATGTACTGATTCAATTCGTCAATAGAACCTTTGGCATCCTTGATATCCTGAATCTTACGATCAACAGTACCATCTTTGAAGTCAGATATAGCCTGAGTAATACCAGTTTTTTGTGCAATTAAATTGTCAATAACTGCTTGTTGATCGTCCAGAGCGGACTGATCTGCACCATTGGCTTTCAGTTTTCCCATTTTAATCTGAGCATCAATGAGTTTATCGTCAATCTCTTCAGATTTCAGGGCACCTTCTTCAAGAGAAGATACAAAATTATTTGTATCGCCGTAATCTTTCAATCTACCAAACATAGATTCGAATGATTCAAGACTCATACCCATAGCGTCTGCAGCTTCTTGAGTATCAGTGAAAGAGTACATCCATTGCTGATTTCCATCCTCAAGAGTTTTGTAAGTAGCTAATCCCTTAGCCTCAAGATCGCTTAAAAATCTCTTCGGACCGGAAGCATCATCAGTATAATAATTCTTAAGTTTGTTGTAGTTCTCAATGAAATTATCAGCATCTTCAAAACCATTCTGAGAGAAATATTTTGCAGCTGCTTTAAACTGAGGGGTACCAACTAAGCCTTTATCATACAGATCTTTTGCGTTATCCAGATAACTCTTAGCTGTAGTATATTCATTGCCTTCAGTAGAAAGATTGTCAGCATTAACCATAGCTTGGAAATCAGAGAATTGTTTTGCCGCCTCCTGATACTGAGCAAAATACTGTGCCTGCAGATTTTTAAGATTTTCTAATCCTTGCTGAGTATAATCTTTGTTACCTGCTGATAATTGATCCTGATAATCCTGAATCCGTTGTGCAAAATCAGAATTCATGAATTCATTCTGCTGTTCCAGATAATCCTTCATTCTTTCTGTATTGATTTTCAAACCTTTTGCAGTGCGATCAAATACATTATCAACATGAGCATCTTTTAGATCACTGAATTGTGTTCTAAGACTATCCATAGTATCAGATGTAAGACCTGTTTCTGTCTGCATTTCGCTAATAGCTGATGTAAGAGCGGTAACAGTGTTCTGCATATCAGTTACTGGAAGATTAAATGCTGTTTTTCTCCAATCGGCCTGAGAAGCCTTCATGTTTTCAATAGACATGTTAGCTGCCTGAATTTGATCCTGATACTGCTTAATCTGTTCGTTATCTTCATCAGAAAGAGGAGATAGACCTTTGCTATTTTTCAAAGCATCGATACTATTCTGATATTCCTGAATCTGATTATTAAGATTCTCAATCTGTTTGTCACCATTTTCAATTAAATTGGTGTAATCTGAAGCAGTAGCTTTCATATTATAAGCAGATTTATTATTCAGTCTTGTCTGCTGATCGGAAGCATCAGTCTGAAGACGAGTCAGTTCTTTTGAGAGATTATCCAGATTTTTAGCTGAAGTATCCAACTGAATCTGTACTTTAGTATCTTCAATTTTGGATTTCCAAGTGTTGAGATCAGCATTTGCCATTGATGGATCAAGTGACAATTTCATAATTGCTTGAACTGCAATTTCATCATTTCCATATTCTGACATTAACTGATTTACAAGGTTTGGTGTTGTAACAGAGGCCATATGTTTGTCTGCTAAATTCTTTGTTAAATTACCAAGAATTGTAGACTTAGCATTGCTCATATCAAATCCACTCAAATCCATAGTATCCATAATACTCTGAATATATTTATCAGCAGCAGCAAGCTGCTTCGGGTCAGTTACATCTTTTACAGAATCTCTGATTTTACCGATAGCATCACTTGCTTTATCAAATGCTAAATTCTGTAATCCCTGTTGTAGATTATCAGTCTCTGTAGCAAGTTCCGGGAACTGCTGAATAAGATCAGTAATATCTGAATTCTGGAATGTACCGGATTTGATAGAATCCATTGAAGACTTGATATTTGACATATCTGTCTGGAAATTGTCTGTTATGGTATCAAGATCTGTTGCTGTATCTTCAGCAGAATTTTTGAAGAGAGAAGAGAAGGTTTTTGATTCAGCTTCAATTTTTGCTTTTTCTTGTGATTTATTAAAATTGGAAGCAAGATCCATATAGTTCCAATCAGAACCATCTAATCCTTGATCGCTATAATAATTCCAGAAATCTTCTATTTGCTTATCAGTTTTATCTTTAAAGAAATTATAAAGATTTCCTGATGGGCCAACAAAATTATCTCCTTCGTTTAAATCAGCGCTGATATCAAAAATATCTTTCAGATTTTCTTTTATACCTTCAAGATTTTTCTCATCTGGTCTAGCAATAGCCATAATGTTAGATGCAAGCGTATCAGCACTAATACCAGCATTATCTAAAGCTTCTTGTAATCCGTCGATTTCTGAGATCTTGGCTTTAACAGCATCAGTACCACCAGATTTTCCAGCATTTACTAATTGATCTTCAACACCATCAAATTTTGCTTTGGCGAAAATATTGTTAATGCGATCTGTTTCTTCCTGAGCTGAATCTGTTACACGACCATATAATGAAAAAAGATCTTCTACAGATTTTGCAGTATCTTTTGTTTTAGGATTAATTAATGCACCTGTATCTTCATCAAATAGTCTATTATAATCATCAGATATTTCATCCATTGCGTCTGCAATTTCACTCTGTTTCTTAGAAACACGATCGTCCATTTGGTTCGCAATATTTTGCTGTTCAGTAAATCCTTCATCATCAGCACTCATTTGGTCTAATTTTTGGTATGCAGCATCACGTTTTTTCTGTAATTCAGCCAACTCATTGACTTTTCTGGTAGTTTCTTCAACGATATCTTCCTGTTTAGCAACAACACTGTCACTATATTCATTTGCAACAGCTTGACTTGTTGTATATTTTTTATTCAGATTCATATCTGCGTCAATAGCTTGCTGTTGGGCTTTGGCATCAACAAGTTTTTTCTGTACAGAAACTTGTGTTCCAAGTAGAGAATTCTCTTTCGTTAACTGAGAGAGTTCAGCATTTTCATCAGAGGTTCTATTCTGTGTAGCACGAAGCTCATGAATACGATCTTGATTAGTATCATACTGAGACTGCTTTGTACTAAGCTCTGTTTTTGCATTTTGGTATGCTTGCGCTGACTCATCTGAATGCTTTTTGGCTGTAGCTTTTGTAATAGTAAATTTGTCATCTGCCCATTTCCATGCAGCTGTACCTGCTGCAATTCCGCCAACAACAGCTAATACAGGCCAAATTGATTTGAGGAATGCACCAAGACCTGCAAATGTAGATCCTACAGAGCTAAATTTAGAAGCATTTCCAACTTTACCCGCTCCGTTTGCAGTATACCCAATTTTAGCAAGCATATCTTCTGTTAATGATTCTTCCGGAAATGCTTGTTTAAGAGCTTGATATGCTATACCAGAATCCAAAACTTTCCCGTATTTAGAAATCCAATTAACTCCAGCCGACATATTCCCTGCCGCTCTTAATGAATTGGATAAACTAGAAATACCTGTTGCAATATCTCCGCTAGTAGCAGCAGTATTTAATAGTTTGACAGCATTACTTACTTTTCCGATTTTACTTAATGACATGAGCTGTCTTTAATGTTATAATCAAACTATAAATGTATTGGAGGTAATATTATGGCTCTTATTAAATGTCCTGAATGCGGGGGCCAGGTGTCTGATAAGGCTCCGGCCTGTATTCATTGTGGGTATCCATTACAGGAAATTGTCTCAAAAAGTATATGTATAATCAATTATGCAGAACAAGATGTCACTGACATCAAAAAATATATTCTGTCTTTATCACCAGAAGATCAGCAATATTTTGCTCAGTTTCTTCAATTACAATATGGCTCATCTAAAATGCGTCCACCTATCAGTAGCGCGCAATATACAGAATTTCATGAAAAAATGGGAGAATGGGCCAATACATACAAACTAACAAACGAATTTGCTGCAAAGATGATTCTTGATTGTATGGCGCATAATTTTGAAAAGTTCACTTTTGAACAAGTGCGTTATGTTCAACCCAAATCAAACTCCAACGTCGTCCGTTGTCCAAAGTGTGGTTCCACATCAGTCACAACAGAAGAACAAGGTTATGGACTCTTCGGCTGGATTGGTGCGTCTCAAAAGAAGAATCTCTGCCAGAAGTGCGGATATAAATGGTGGCCAGGAAGATGAGGTGATAGTGTGGGGAACCATATATGGGGTAACATATATTTATATTGTTGGGAAAATAAAATTGATTTCCGTAAAGTATTCGACAAACTTCGCGATACGGAATTAGAAGCATATAAAGAGGGATGCAATCAATTTATGATCCCCTTTAAGACTACAAAATATGAATCGCTTAATAGAAGAAAATTGGTTGGGTCTACATTAGAAATTGATGTAGATATATTAACATCTTGTTTTCATATTCCTCTTGAAGAAATTTTTAAGCCTCAGAATTATCAAAAAAGACTTATTGAATTAATGAAATCAGTGGAACGTGCTTGCAACTATTATGCAGAACATGAATTCATTCATCGCGATGGAGAATTAAAATTTCATATTACATACGATACTGTTTTTGATGAAAATTATGAATCGTTGGATAATATTTCTATAGAATATTATTTCACAAAATATTACAATGAAGACACTCGTTCTTTTTATTATAGTATATCTGTAGATCTTATAAATGCTAAATGGGCAGCTGCTTATACTGATATTAGCATGGCATATTATAATCTTAACGATCCTATTTATTTTAGAGGAATTTGTCTATACAATGGAGATTCGCCTATTATTGCAGAGTATTTTCATAAAATTGCTAAATATGATACTTTTACAGAATATAAGTATGAAGAATTTCCTGGTAAAAATAATATTACCTGGATCTCCCGTACTGATGAAATTCTTTCAGAAGTATATAGTGATGACTATCAAATTATTGATTACAAAAGTATTGTTGTAAAATCCGCAATACGCAAATGTGATAATGAAGAACATCATACGAAAATTGTAAATGGTATTTTCTTTACAATATCATGTAAGACTGGAGAAATAAAAACTAAAATAATTCCTCTAGTGTATTGTCAAGAATGTAATGCATATTTTATGTATGATTATGAATATGATGCTTTGCGCATAGAAGGAAGACCTCTTTGCAAAATCTACAATCACTTACACCAAGTTGGTTCAGCAGATATATTCTCACAGTTAAGTACAGAATCCATTTTTAAAGTATGTGGTTATACAGTTGATGCAAATGAAGGGTTATCAGATGCAGCCAGACACAACCTTTTAGATTTTCTTATTAATAGGAAAATTGTAACAGTTTTACAAACATTAAATTTTCTGCAATGGCTTATCAATAGCAGGAAAAATAACCAGAATATGTACAATGCTGTAAAAAAATGGGAGAGTGATTTTTCTTATATAAACGAAAAACACAACTCTTCACAAAATGTTATAGTTGTATAAAATTTGAAACGTATCTTACAGACACTGCGCTTGATCACCGTGGTGTCTTTCTTTTTTTATCAAGTATAATTTCTCTCTTTCGCATAAAGCGATTCGGCAGAAGAGAAGTGCCGCTCATGGAACATTCATTAAAAGTATATATATAATATACTCCGAGGAAGGGTGCTCTCTCTACTCCTCCTGATTATTAATATGTTTCCCTCGTCATTACTTGCGTAATTGTTACTAACGTTTCACATATGACTAAATCGTAAATCAGGTTGGTACGTGCGTTGTCACGAGCTTTCGCTCACTTCACTATGCGATCAGCATAGAATAGTGAATTCGACGTATTAATCCTCTATTTATTTTAAGTCGCTATTCTCCACATATTGATATGAATCTCTATGTAGATAGGCTCATTGTTAAAAATCGGAAAATAACATGTAACCCTTAGATTTTTGGGTTAACCTACGACTGTTGCAAGACCTCCACCACTCAGGAATTTTAATCCTGCCATTGTTGCATTTTTTACTGTCATTGCTGCAAATACAGCAGTAAGTAATGCCGGTATTGGTCCAAGTGTTTTTTCAAGTGACGTAAATCCTTCTGTTAAACTATGTACAAATTCAAGAACACCATTTACAGTATCTGAATTATAGAAATTAACCCAGAAATCCTGCATCTGTGTTTTGATTGCTTGTAGTTTACCAGCGGTTGATTCCATATATTTTTCCTGGTTAGCTTCAGCATTACCATTTGCGGTTGTTGCTTCCTCTGCCAGTGACATGGAGTCTGTGAATGCATCCAGCATGGACTTAAACTTACTTGTCTGACGTGTGGCTGCTACGTCGTACGAAATTTTGGCTTGCTGTGCATCAGTTAAATCGTCCCACTTATCTTTAAGCTCAGACATAACAGTAATGATACCACGATCAGATCCATCCGGATTATAAACATCTACACCTATAGCATGCAAAGATGCAGAAGCATTAGATAAAGCTGCATTGTCAACTTCGTCGGCATATTGTGGCATTTTACCGACTTTTGTAGTTCTTGTGATAATTGTCTTCAAAGCATTACCAATTGAAGATCCATCTTCACGAGTTCTTTCTGATACTTTAGCAGTAATAGCTGCAAGCTGTTCATATGACATACCTGCATCATAAGCAACCTGACCGGAAGCCTGTACAGCATCAGAAATAATTTTGATACCTTTAGCGTAATCAATTCCCACACTTCCGGAAACTTTATCCAGAACATCGACAATATGCATAGAGGCATCAGCAGCAGTAGTAGATCCATCTTCTAACATATGGAACTGCTGTAAAATACCCTGTACCTGATCGGCAGCAGTAGAGGCATCAACACTACTTAAATTACTTAAGATAGCAGTTGGTCTAGCTGTCTGCTGAATTTCAGAAGCAGTAGTATTCATGTTTGCATAGATTTTATAAATGTCCATAGTATTATCCAAGGACATTGATAAATCTTTTGCCATATCAATTGCAGAAGTACCAAGATTCTGTAATTGATCCGGCGATAAATTCATTGTATAACTAACATTTGTTAAGTCTTTTTGGAAATTTAAGAAATCATTGAAGCCTTGTTTGGCCTGCTGAATTGCTTTCATGGTTACCTGGAAATAAGAAACATAACTTGCAATATCTGCAATAGCACCTTTAAAGTTTCCTGATGCCATTCCTTTAATAGAAGTTCCGAATGAAGACATTCCAGATCCACTCTTAGAAACTAATGACTGTGTTACACGCAGTGAATCATTAAATTTATCAATATTACCGGTTAATGTTACAGTATTTCCGGAAATATCAGTGAATGTTTTTGTTACTTGACCAGTAGACTCATTGATTTTAGTAGAAATCTCAGAAGTCAACCCGATAGAAGAAGCGTATTGATTTAAAAATGCAGAAGCATCTTTTGTATTTTTTGTTCTATTTGCTGTCCAGTCAATTTCGGTTCCTTTATTTGTAACTTTTTCATACTTGGATGCATTTTTTGCAAGATTCTGCATCTTCTTGATAGTTTCTGTAGAATCTTTTTCAGCTTGCGCGGTTAATTGCTGTCTTTCTGCACTACCCTCAGCAAATTGTTTAACATCTTCATTATATTTACTCCAAATACCATTGTATTCTTCAATATAACTTTGAGCCGCTCTAAGGTAATTGCTATTTTTTCCAACAGATTTTTCACCACTGATTGCTCTAAGAGCCTGTTCATAATCAAGCGATATTTTACCTATACCAGAGGAATAATGCTGTTTCAGAGATTCATAATTTTTAGCAATTGCATTCATCTGATCAAAATATTCTGCAATACCTTGAGAATTTAATTTAGAAGGATTTGTGAAAGTATTTTGTAGATTTACAAGATCTGTAGAAATTCCAGAAAAATCACTTTCAAACTGTTTTGAAGCACGACCTGCTTTAGTGACACTGGAAACGTATTGACCAATGTCATCAGAGAGTGTTTTGAAATTTGTATTGAGAATATCGCTTCTCTGACTATTTGCAGTTGTTCTTAAATCAGAAATTGCCTGCTCCTGAAAATCCTTACCAAACTGCTCTATAACCTGATCTCGTAAAGAACCATAAAGCTGAGAAGCATAGGAATTTTTGCCTTTTAATTCAGCAGACTGGCCTGAGTCTAAAGAAACATTCATTGCTTTCTTCAGTAGACTAGCCTCAATAGAACGCTTCAATTGATATGCAGTTTTCATTGCTTCTACTAAATCAGCAGTATAGTTATCTTTTGTATTTGACATATTGTCGAACTGTTTTTCGTAATTGTCAAATACTTTCTGATTTAATTTATCCACTTGAGCAGCATCAGATCCCCATACATTATCTCGGAAATCTTGTACTTTAGTAGTTAAAGTTTTTATTTTATTCTGAGCAGTAGTAATTCTCTGATTATAATCGTCCAAAGTGGTAGCAGATTGTCCGGATTTTTTAGAAAATGCTTCTTTCTGAATACTACTAAGTTCTTTATAAGCTTCGCCCAATGCTTTTACATCAGCAATAGCAGAAGTATATCTATCAGTAAAATCTTTGGTATCAATTGCTTTTGTTTGTGCTGCAATATCATTTTCGATATCTGTTTCTACCTGACCGGCACGACTTTTAGCTGTATTGTATTGTTTTACAGCTTTATCTCCGAGAACCTCTCTATGCTTATCAATATATTCATCTGCACCTGCTACAGCCTGTTTATATGCATCTCGTTCTGCGGTAATATTTTTAATATAATCAGCGTTTTTATCGCTTTTTAGAGCAGTACGAAGTTCTTTATTTTTCTTCTCAAGATTAGACATATCTGACATAATCTGAGTATACTGATCATTGATCTTTGCAGTTTCAGAATTTTTCGCAGCTTCATCTGCCTGCTTTTTGGCAGTAGACATTTCTTTGGAAATTCCACGCATTTGTGTCTGAATTTGTTTCAATCCAGATTCTGTATAGCAATTTTCAAGATTTGTTTTTAAATTGGAAAATGCTTCTGCTGACTCTTTCCCGATATCTCCAAGTTTTTTTGCATCGGCAATATATCCGTCAATTTCCGTTGCAGTAGTATTACGATTAAATTTGAATGTTTTATCCAAATCAGCTAATAGTCCAGTCCATGTACCATTTGTTCTATTGATACTATCTTCAAATTGAGAAGTAGCACTATTTTGTTTAGTGATAGGTAATTTACCAGTTAATCCCTGTTCCAGGTTGTGAACATAATTTAATGCAGACTCACGAGTTTTATTTGCATCGAATTGTTCACCAATATCCTCGATCTGTTTCTTGGTATCTTCAAGTCCAGAAGGAGTAGTAATACCAACTAAAGCCTGTTGTACAGTCTGAAGCTTTGCAGCAGCAATAGCGCCTGCCTGACCAAGAGATTCCACATCAGAAATCTGTTTAGAAAGATCGGTATTTAATGTATCTTTTTGAACATTGAAATTATCACGATTTGTTTTACGAGTTGCAGATAATGATCTGGCGGATTCAGCAGATCCTTTTCGAAGTGCTTGAGTAAAATCCTGATATGTATAATTGTTATTAGAAAGAGATGCATTTAACCTTGCAATTCTATGTAGTTCGGATAAGTCTTGTTGATCAGATTTGATATCATCCTGTAACTTTTTAAGATAATTAGGATTCTGTTTATCAGTAGATTTATATCTTTCTGTATCAAGTTTCGCATAATTAGAGTTAATCTTTTTACTTAATTTAACAGCTTCTCCCTCAAGTTTCTCATAACTATCATAATATGCAATAGCATTTTCATATCCCTCAGCTAAAAGATTACCATTAGCATCGAACTGTTTTTTATATGTCTGAGTAAGGGTGTATATAGTTCTGTTAGTATCTTCATACACTTTAATATATTTCTGCGCGTCACCAAATTCCCTTTGAGAAAGCTGTTTTAAGCCATCTAATTCTGGTGGAGTAACAGGTTTTTCTGTTAAATTAGAATTAACATTCTTCAAACCAAACACAGTTTTGATTGTATCGTTCTGTTCTTTTGCAGCATCTGTAACTTGATTTGTTACTTTCTTCTCGGACTCAGCAATTTTATCATTTGCAACAACAACAGCATCAGCTTCTTTGGATTTTGCATCAATAACTTGATCTGCTGTTCTAGTAATAGCATCTGTAGTTTCTTCTGTCTGTTTTTTAATATCAGAATTATCAAGTAACGATGAAGCAGTAGTAGCTGGTTTCGTAATAGTAGGAAGATTTTTAATAGCAAAATCCACATGCCCGTCAGTATGAATCATATCTTCAAGCTGACTTGCTAATTTATTCATTACTCCAATATTTTTTATAATTTCATCAGTATCGCCATTTTCATTATCGCGGTTATTGAGTTTATCGGCATTAATTTTAATAATTCTGTTGGAAATTCTATCGAATATCTTAGACACATCGGGATTATTCCCTAAATAACCCAGATCTTTAAGCGGCTTCTTTATCGAATAAATCTGTTCTACTGTTTTTCTTGTAGAATCAGCAGCTAATTGTGCTACTTCTTGACTCATAGGTTTTGGACCAACAAATTTTTCTTTCTCATCATCAAATAAATGTGGTGCTACTTTTGCATACGCTTCTCTAAATACTGCACTTTTTAAAGCATAATCAGATGGATGAATACTATTTGTTTTTCTTGCTTTTCTTGCTTCTACAAAATTTTTATATGCATCTTTTAATTCATCATATAATTTTTCAATATTTCCTTCTGGTCGATCTGAGTCATCAGAATCATCAATAACAGGTTTTACTTTTTTTTTAGTTTTACCAGTAGAAGAAGCCTTAGGTGTAGATTCTTTCTTTTTAGTAATTTTTGAAATGCTATTTGCAATATCTTTTTGACTGATCTGCGTCGGATCCAGAGCGCCCGTTACAACCTGATCGATAATATCATATACATTTGCTTTCTTAGCAATCTGATCTGCCAGATAAGCAACATAGTTACCTGTATCAGCCTTTTCAGAACCAACGCCCATTAATTTATACATTTCTTCAGGTGAAACTTTTGCAGCAGCTTTAACATTCATTTTAGAACTTAAATCAGCAAAAAACTTAGAAGCATTAAGTACATTTTGTATGAGCTTCACTTGTTCATTAATTGCATTACCATATTCTGTTGCAGATAAAGAAAGATCCGGGGCAGTAAACGCCTCGGACGGAATAGTTTTAGATACTGCTTTTTTAGCATTTTCTAAGTAGCTTTTTAATCTATATACAGTTTCGTATGATTCAGGAATATTTTTATCTGATATTATGCCCTTATCCGTAAGTGTCTGAATTATGCCACTTCTTTGACGAGCTGATAATTCAGGAACTCTTTTCATGAAATTATCAAGAGATATATTAGGCTCTTTATCTAGCCCTGGAAAATCTTTGAATTTTCTACTGACATTTGAATAAGCTTTCCCAATAGCGGCCTGTAAATCTTTACCAATGCTTTTGCTGATAGTACCTTTATTTACTAGAAACTCCACTTTTGCTTTTGCTGTCGGAAGGTTCTGAAGTGCTTTTATTTCAGAGGCGTCAAGTTTTAATTTAACTGGGGTCTCGATTGGTTTTGCCGCTTCCTTTTTTGCAGCTTCAACTTCTGACATATCGACTTTACCTTTAACTGTCAGTGTAACTTCCTTTCCGTTAAGTTTATCAAGTCCTTTTTTTAAATCCGCAACATCTTTTATTAAATCTTTTGTGCCTTTCTGTATTCCGTTAGCCATAAGTGTTACATCGGTATCTGTTTTTAATATAATATGATCGCCCATTAATTATCACCTCGTCCCATAAAGCAATCTAAAAAGTTCGTATTTACTTAAATATTTCTTAACAATTTGCACAACATGTTTTTCTTTTTCGTGAGGACTACTATAAGATTTTGCCCAATTTTGCATTGCACGTACTGGAGAGAAAGTTTTTACAGCAGGTCTAGTTTCGTGACTCCATTTATTAAGTGGACCGCGATATTTTGAACCGCCATGATATCCTTGTCTCATTGTTAAATTATATAATCCTGCATTATTTAAATGATGACCTCCTAAATGATCCTCGTTTAAATATATATCTATAGTATGTTCATCTAACATAGTAATATCGGCAGCTGATTTTAAACTATATAATCTATTATAATATAATGGTGAATATGAATTATACCAATTATTAATAATTTGACTATATGCACGTTTAGCGTCTTCGTATATTTTTTTTGTTTTTAAAGCAGAAAGCTCTTTTGCAATTTCTTTTTCTGAAGATTTTAAGCCATTTAAAAGTTCGTCTACAATAGCATTATAATGTTCTAATGTCATAGTAATTGTGGCCATACACATTCACCCCTATATAATTTAATTTATTTTAAGTCAAGTTTAATTCCATTTTCAGTTATATATTTCATTAATTCAGAAATACCTTCATTGGCAAATACACCAACAGTGGTAGCAAATGCTTCTGTATATTTTGCGATATATGCATCAATAGTTTTATTTTCATCATGAAAATTATCCATAAGTAAACCGTTAATAGTCATAAGTTCATTTAATTCATGCTCACCAACAATGGCACAAATTTGATCTAATAAACCATTTTCAAATAATAAATCATAATCTTGAAATGCATTTGTAGTACTATCATCAGTTTTTACTATGTTCAATTTTGTATATAAAATAAGGATAGTAGTAGTCATATTGATTTTAGATAAAAACATATCAATATACTGTACCCCGTTTTTTCCAGTGGTAATAGACTTATCAAGTATTGTCTGAAGAACAAGTTTCTTTTCTAAAACAGGGCAATATGTTCTCCAAATAATATTTCTAACAAATTCATCTCGCTGTTCATCTGTTTTCAAGAGATTATATCGTCTGATAAACTCTGGAACATCAATTTTTCTTTCAATTGTATCTGAATTAACTTTATTTATTTCGCTCATAATGAATCTCCTTTTATTCCTTATTTTCTGTATGTTCATGTATGATAAATTCAAATTCTGTTCTTGGATTTTCCTTATCGTATCCGGTTTTTAAAGTGAGAGAGTGCAGATGTTTTTCATCATCATCTACAATAGTCCCTGCCTCAGTTAACCCATCTAAAATAAACTTAGGAATTTGATTATCTACGTCATGTCGTCTTTTTGTATTAAAAAAGACAGTTACAATGAGATCAAAATCATCTAACTGCCTATTATCCATTTTATTTATTTTTACCCAGAATTTTACGAATTCCTTCCACTTTTGTTTTAACGCATTCATCTGTATACGTGGTAAGATCATCCAAGTATTAATCGAAGGATGCCAAGGCTTTTCAATAGGAATTTTCTTGGCTCTTGGATGTTCTAAAAAATAATACTTTGTATACAAATCTAATGTCTTTTGATCAATTGTCAATATAATTGATTTATCCATATATTTAAACCTCTTTTACTAATTCATAACTGATAACAACCGGAATAATAATCAATCCTGCATTAGTATCATGAGTGTCATGTTCGTAGTATTTTATTACAGTCTCTGCAATAGCATAAGATGAGCATTTAGTAGCGTTATCAATATCTGTCACAAAACTGTATTCAATTTTTTGCAATTTCTTTTTGAGATATGTTGGTTTGCCAGAAACAGTAGTGGCGATAACATATCTTAAAACCTGTTTATCTAAAATTTTTTCTTTCATGTAGAGTTTCTCCTTATTCAAGTGTATGATTAAGCCATTGCTGAAACAGTTCTTTGGTTTCTTCAATTAAAAAGATGTAAACAATAATGTCTTTTCCGTCATCCGTAACACTTGGATACATATCTATCGGAAATACTCTATGTTTAATATATAAATCACGCTGCTTCGGATTTATAATCCTGCAGACTTCTTTCTCCGTATAATCACGCGGCTTCAAATTTGATTGTATTCTCATAATCCTTTTACTCCTTAAAAGTGAAAAAAGGGGTAGTCTCGAATAGTGAGACATACCCCTAAAAAATCACTATTCAAATACTATTTACGTTTTCTTGTACGCACTGGTTTACGAGTTTCAATTTCCTCGCTGTTTTCTTCGTCAACTACAGAATCCGGATCAACAATATCTTTTTCTGAGATCTTCTGTAATTTAATATCAGCAGTTTCTTTCTGAATTTTTGCAATCATTTTCTGATTTACTTCATGAAATTTACTGACATCAGACATATCACAATCTTTCATTCTTTCAGCAGCTTCTCTAGCCGTAATGTTTTCAGCATTATATTCTGTTAATGTGTTAAAGATTGTTCTGCAATTATCGCTGCAATAAATCTCCATCCATCTTGGAAGATGGTCGAATTCTTCACAGCGACTACAATATGTATATGTTTTTCCGCATAAAATGCATTTCTTGTTATTTTTCTTAACCATGTTTTCCTCCTTGAATATGGATAGTAAAACAGCCGGTATGCTATGACACATACCGACCGTAATTAGAATAATATTATATTATCTAATAATTATTCTTCGTCTTCATCAGCCCAGTAAATATGATACAGAGCTTTATCAGCAGAGCAGTAATCTACCTGAAGAGATCCAGAGTAAGCAAGCTGTCCGTCAGTTGTCAGAGAGATTTCAATTTCAGGAGATACCTGGAATGATGGAAGTACAATATACACTCCTTTAAGAACGTCAGAATGACATGGATCAACAGCAAGAGCCTTTAAAGTAAGCTTTACTGTCTGTGGGAACTTATCTGCCTTATTAGTAATAGCAACACCAGATTCAACTTCTCTTTCATACATAACGATGTAAGTATCTACGCCTGCAGCTGTAGGTGGTGTAAATTCTCCCCCTTCTGTAAGAGCGTATTTATCTGTTGCAGCAGCAGTATCTTTCTCATATGCAGTACCCATGGAACCATTTGCGCTGAAAGCATTTACTTTTACAGTACCATCAACAACTCCTGTTAATGTTGCTTTTGCACCAGCTTTTACAGTAATAATTTTTGGCATTTTAATTTTATTAGTAGAAGAAGCAGTTCTTTTACCTTCACCAGACGCAGCGCCAATAACGTTCAGGTTAATCATTGCATTATTTGCAGTAAACTCACCTGTTTTGGCCTTCCAGAAACGTTTGATCAGGTTACCCTGATTATCTGTTGCATCTGTTGACTCAGCACTGATATTAATAGTTGCATCCTGAAGCTGAGTTAATGCATATAATGGATTTCCGCTAAGATCTTCAGCATATCCATACTGAACACGGTCGATTACGATATCATCTAATGTAAATCCCATTATGATTTCCTCCTTTAAATTTTTTGTATATAGAAATTAATTTTTGAGAGAAATTTCTCTCATGAAATTAAGTTCATTCTTATCAATCTTTGAAGCGTCAACAAAGCCGCTATAAATACCCTTAAGTAAAGCAGTAGAAGATTCATAAACTTGTAATCTTTGAACACTGTCCATAAATTCAACAATGCCAACTTCACGTAATTCATTTTTTTTATATTTGAAACCGGGATGATTAAGACAAGTAGATATGAGTGGTAGAAGAGTGGATTTGTAAATATCATTTTTGTGTTGTTCGAAGCTCATGCGATCTTCTTCAATCATCCATTCTTTTGTAGATTTTCCCCTGGCTTTTTCCACTTTTGGGTAAGTGTTGAACATAGCTCTTAAATACGAAGCCATCTGTAGATATGCGGCTTCATCTATCTGAACATTTTGTTCTTCATTAAGTAAATAAAAAAACGGTTCCCCGTCTTCTGTTTGTGTTTGTTGCAATTGAAATAATTGGAAATTCAAGTCACCGAATAGTAACTTTGTAGATTTTGAGTCTATACTTGGAACAAGCATACAAAACAAAGAAAAGTCAGACATTTTATTCCAATCAATACCAAGATCCCATAATTGCATGCGATACATAGTAGGATTGGCAATAAAAATATTTATAGTAGAATAAATCTTTTTCTCACCACTTTTTATAATGTCTCCTATTGTAGGTTGATTAATTATAATGTCATTATATGTATCATTTTCGATAACAAATGGTTCACCAAAATATAATTTCAGTGCATCAATTTCAGATTCTTTGGAAATTGTCATATTTGTTATTCATTCCTGCATATAAATTATTAGGACATTCAATTTCAAATTTCAACGTTCTACAATAATACCTAGAGTCAATAATATCTCCATAATCATCTATACATTTAAGTTGATTTCCCAAAGAATTCGTCCAACATAAAAGATCTTTTACGATATAACTCAATAAGTCTGTTCGTACAATCCCATATTCTGTATCAAGATCATCTTCATGAACTAAACACATAACTATAAGTGTTTGTACTTTCATAGCCTTATTGTAATATGATGTATCAGTATCATTTATATCAAACATAATAAAATTTAATACTTCTTTATTAATACCATTCAGTTTTAATATAGGAAGAATTTGCTTCTTATCAACTCGTTTATTATATTCAATAATTAAATTTCGCTCATTTAGTTCTTGAGCTGTGGGATTATTTTTATCTGTATATTTATTCAACGGGCGCTTATCTTTTTTTCCTAAAATTTCATTAAGATCAGGATCCTCATTGAATAGTTTTAACAGTTTATCTTTTTTATAAATAATGTCATTATTTTTCTTATTTTCAAGATCTCGTGTAATATGTGATATATCTCTATTCATCTAATTGCACCTCCACTTCAATAGAAGAATGATTATCTCCATTATTATCTGTGGCTGATAAATTAAATCTTTTACCTATTAAACTATGAGCTTTTCCAGGCTTAAGTGATATAGTGACATTATCCATTACAGTCAATTTTATTAATCCTTCATAATATGATTTTTCTTCTTCTGTATATTCGGAATTTTTGTCAACAAGACTAATATTCCATTCAGAAGTAAGATCGGCATAAGGAAGTTTATATTCAAAATATGAATTTTTTCCAATATAAAGAAACTGTTTTGAACGGTCCAATAATGGCTCGATTTCACCATCGTCATTTAGATACATCCATTCAATTTGTGAACTTGTAATCATTGTTTGAGGTTTCTGAATAATCTCTGTTTTTTGATCACCAGAACCTTTATAATAATTGCAAATTCTAAGTTGAACATTATCAACTTTTTTATTCAATTCATCTTGTTTTATGGAAAGTTTAATTACTCCAGAAGGATTAAGATCTATTATTTTTGTGACCTGATAGACTTTTGGGTCAAGAATGTTATTCGTAAGCATAAAACGTTGTTCGTGCATAATAGTACGATCGTCACTAAGTCCTAAATCATATAAATTATTACCATACGCATAATAAATATCTGGAAGCCATGCAGCTGTCAGATTATCAAGCGAAGATGTATATTGATCATCCCAACGACCACTTGTGTAGCTATTAGCTGATCTATTTGAACCCCAACATTTATATAATTTGTTATCGTAAATCCATTGAAATTTCCAATTACATTTTAATATATTATATCTAACAAAAGCATTCGCATCATCTCTACCGACAATAAACCACAGTTGTGTAATTCTTTCGTCTGGAAGTGAGAGCGGATTATCAAGTTCGTGCCCAGATATGTTAATATCGAAGTCAGTATCATCAGGAACAAACACATAACTTCCTATTGGATAATGTACTTTAGGCCGAAATTGTAAATAATAATCCACTGCATCTTTAAGAATGGAAAGCTTGGCATGACGTTGATATTTAGCATCTTCCCATTTCCATCCATCTTTTGTTAAAATATAAACTCTTTTATATTGTGCATCGGCAGTAAAAGAATTATTCATAATTGTATCAGATTGATTTTTCTTTACCTGAGCTAGATTACTGCCATATGATGACAAATAATTTTTGTACATTTCTGCAGTAACCATAGAATCAACTCCTAGAATTAATTTTGTCTACTAACGAATGCGCATCTAGTATCAATTTTCGGTAAGAACGATAATTAAAATCATCACTTCTTGTCTCATTGAGAGCCGCCTGTAATAAACTCATAATTGCTATAATTTCTACAGGATAGAAGAGAAGAGTATTCAAACCATCGATTTTCTTCATTAAATTGATAAAATATTTTTCAAAGTCAACATTTTTAAATTCATCTTTTGTTTTTGGGTCCTTATATAAAAGAAGCCAAAACATTTCTTTGTGTAATTTTTCCTTATATTCTTCAATTTGTAAATCATCAAAATGTCCGTAAATTGTATCCATTATGTATTACTTCCATCCAGATAACTATTCCATATATAACCTCTATCTTTAATCAAGTTCTTCTGTTCCTTGATTAATGATTTTTTTAAATCTTTTAAACCATTTAAATGATTAGTCTGAGAATAAAATTTTTCCTCAGAAGATCCAAATACCTGCTGAATATTATTCAGGCTGTTAATTTTGGGTGTAATCCATTCAATTACCATACCTATACCTAAGATATCAGTTATAAATTCTGCATCAAAATCATCATCAACAGAATATTTCATTATATATGTCAATTCCTGAACTGTATCTCCAAGTTTCAATTCAGAAAAAAGTCTTCGAATATAAGGTTTATTTATTGATGCATGTAAATATTCCGGCATAAATACTGCATTTACATCATCATCACGATATTCTAAAATATCATAAGCTTCAGCTTTTAATCGGAATTTAGAGTATATTTCTTCATAATTTAGAGAAGGCATAATATACCTCCTTTGTTTTAACTAAATAGTCCTGTCATAATACTCATTTCTGTATCAAAGATTTCATCAAGAGTCTTGATTTTCTTCACACTATCAAGTCTTCCGTCGCTTACCATTTTAGAGGCTAGATGTTTAATAGCATCCTGAGCACCTTTTGGAAGTGAGAGAATAGTTGCTTTCATATCTCCTGGAGAAAGTTCTGTAATTACATCTTCAAGTTCCCCTACGGAATATAACGCTTCATAAAGTTTCTTAAGCTGAGGAAACTGTGAAACAAGTTCTTCATCTTCAATTACGAAAAGTGGGTTCATAACATAACCATTATTTGATCTGATTGCTGCCTGCAAATCCTGATATTCAACCTCAACGATATCACCGGCATCAACCCAAGAATATAAAATATTTGACTTAAGCCCTGGCATATAAAGTCCTCCATTTGTAATAGATTTACATGGAATTCCATCAGACGGAGCATAAGATTTCTTTTCTTTCTTTACTTCTTTAACATCTGCTGTTTTTACTGGTTCAGCTTTCACAGATTCTGTAGTAGACTCTGTTTCAACAGTTGTGTCAGCGGTAGTTTTTGCTTTTGTTTTCACTGCAGTAGTTGCCATGAAAATGTCCTCCTTTTATTCAAATAGTCGCGCATCTATATGACACGCGACTATAATATTATTTTACAACAAAATTTTAAGCGAGAGTCCAAACGCCAAAATAACGTCCGATCTGAGTTCCAACACCCATTGCTCTCTGTACTTCGTATTTCATTGTATCGTCCATACGGTCACCTTTATCTGTGATTTCATAAATTTCTGTCTCTCCGACATCAACAAATTTGATGAATTTATCTTCGACCTGTGGCATAATGAACAGAGTCTTAGGATCCATTAATTTCTTAGTTGTATCATTCAGAGCGAATCTCTGCGGAATCTCAACTAATGTATATGGACCATAATATCCAAGACGTCCCATTGTAGCAACATCTCTCTTCTGGTCATCTGTAATCCAGTCAACATCCATAAGTTTCTGGAACTGAGCAAGACCAGTTCTTGTACCCATGATGACGACCTGAGCACCATCATTTGCAAGAGATACATCTTCAAGCAGCTCATCAAGCTTATCTTTTGTAGCATTTGAAAGAGCACCTGTACCCTGGAACTGAGCTGGAAGTTTCTTTCCTGCGTTCATCATTTCTGCATAGATATCATTCTGAATCTGTCTTACAAATGCAGCAGCACACTGATCTGTAAATTTAGACCAATCAAGTCTTCCTGCCAGATAGAGATCAATATCAGCACCAACAGCAATACCGTATACACTTGTTGTTACAGTGTAGCTTTCCCCAGAACCAAGTCTCTGTAAAGTAAAATCATGATGGTCGCCAGCGATTTTTGTTGTAGATAAAACAACTTTATCGTCTGTCCAGAATTCCTGTGAATCACCACGGGAAAGGTTTCTTGTTTCAACATAGTTATTGAAGAATTCAGACTCTTTAAAGCCTGTCTCAACTTTAATATCAATTTCTTCTTCCATAACTTCGAACAATTCAATACCATGTTTATTCATAGCACGTTTTCTGTCACGTTTTGTAGAATTTTCATTTAATCCCATAATTGCATAAACAAATTTACGAACTGCACTTTCTGCGTCGTGTTTTGTAATTTTATTTCCTTCGTCATCAAACATTTCGTTTGGATTATGATTAAGATCATATGTAAGCTTTTTGAAGCCTTCATAATTTTCTTCTGGTGTAACACCGTCTTTGCACAGATTAGAAAATACTTCCTGAACATGCGCACTTAAATCAGCAAAATTCATTTTACGTCTCATTATTTTCTTCCTCCTTTCCCTAAATTAACCAATTTTTAATTTTTTGTTTTCACAAGTAACTGTCGCTTTTTCAGCTGGCTCTCCGTCAAATCCCTCAGCGGAAACCTCAAATACGTCACCTTTATGAAGATCATATCCTCTTACAACGTCACCTTTCGCGTTATAAAAGTTAGATTCTTTCTTCCATTTGTTTGTCCAATCCTCTGCAATAAATGCCTGCATGTAAACAAACAGAGCATCTCCTGGATCAACAACCTCTACATACCAATTACCATTAGCAGCCTGTTTCTGAATTTTACCTTCAAATTTAGTAACAGCAGCTTCTGTGTAACGGTCAAGATCTTCAAAATCGCCTCTTGCTACAAGATTTCCATTATCTGTATCAGAGGTCAGTGTAATGTTATAAATGTGTTCTCCACCATTCTGAGCAACAAGCTTAGAAGGGAAGGCCACAGCATGTTTTTCAATAGAATATTTTATAGCCATTGACTTTTTCTCCTTTCATAAATTTTGGCAAAAAAAATAAGACCGTATTTACGGTCTGATTTATAAAACAAATATGTTATTTTGCACTATGCAAATAAAGATCCATATCTATTTTTCTTTTTAGTCTGTGATGGATTTCCAAAAGTCTTTTTACTTACTGTTTTTTTTCCGGCGTTATCATCATGCACATCACCATCTTCAACAGCAAAATTTAACTTGCCAGACTTAGCATATGACAGCAATATAGTATCAAGTTTAGACTTCAATTCATCAACTGAAAATTCTGTATGATTTTCTTTTAAACCCTTGAATTCTTCTGATTCATAAATTCCTTTATAATCATCTGACTTAAAAAGTGCATTTTTAGCCTCGTCAGCCTCTTTCTTTTCATAAGAAGCAAGTTTATCTGAAATTGCAGCATAATTTGATCTCATATTCTGAAGTTCAGAATATTCAGAATCAGTCAGTAATTCACGATGAAGATTATATCTTTCACCATCAAATGAAACATTGTCGCCATCTTTTTTATATGCCTGTCCAAAGATTTTATCTCCATCCCAATTCTCATATGTAAAATGAGAATCATATACAGAATTAATAAAATACCAATCATTATCTGCTTCTTCATATGCATTTAATAAGTTATAAAGTGCACAACGAATATCGCTGTGAGAAAGTTCAAATGATTTTACGAATTTTTCTGGTTCTGTAGGAGCAGGATCACCTGCCGGATCAGTATTAAACGCCTTAGCAAAGGCAGCCTCCAGTTCTTCATCTGAAAGACCTTCATATGTAAAAGTAATATCATCTACAGTTTTTTCGTATTTCTTTAAAAGTTCTTCAAATTTGTTCACCTGATTGTCCTCCTTTCCATCAGCATTTTTTTTATTGAAATTAGAGAGAGTAGCATTGATCTTCTCTAACATTTCAAGCATTTTAGTATTTACATCAAAATTAGAATATACAGAATTTTTTGATTCAAAATCAGCAAGCTGAACATTGCTTCCAGCCATACCTGGACCAACATTTTCATTTAGTAAAGTCAATCCACTAACATAATAATCATCCAGATTTAACACTTTGTCCTTAGCATTAAATGATAATTCTCTAATACTCAATTCAACACTACAATCAACCTGTTGTCTACGCTGCATAATGTCAATTGCATCCTGACAATATCCTTCCCAGAGATATCCCTGAATTACAGCTCTGTTAACTCCGGCTTCTTTATCATATTCAATTGTATAATCTTTTTTGATTACACCAACTGGACGTTCCTGATAAGTGATTTTTTCTTCTCCATTTTCATCAGTTTCCACTGTAAAATCATGTGATCCAAAATCTTTATTACCATCAGAATTTTCAACGATATTTGCCAGAATAGGGCGATATGGTATAGATTGTGTATTTTCCTGAAATGTATCTTCGTTGATATTAGATTTGTTTAAGTTGACATGATCATGATATGCAGTAGCGTTAAAAGGACATAATCCTTCTGTATGCTTATTATCATCAGATTTTCCAAATGTAGCGACTGCTGGCATTTGGACGCTAATTTCTGCATTAGATTCTTTGCTGCTGAATTTAGAAAAATTATTCTTCATACAAAATTCAATCAAATCGTCAATAGTTAAGAATTTCTTCAAGATTTTCCTCCTTTCTTTGAGTAATTCTCCTCAAATAGAAGAGGAGTAATCAAATAAATAATTTATCTGAATAGACAACATCGCTTAAATTGTTAAACAGCATTTTGTTGTCATTTAAAAAAGTCCACTGTTTACCATTCTGGCTCACAAGATGAAAACCAGTCTGAATAAGCAATGAAGCTGATTCATCGTTTGTTGTAATTATAAATTTCTTATTATCCATAATTATTATCCTCTTATTTAGCCTTATCAGCCTTATCTTTTGATGCTTCTCCATCGTCTGTGATTTCTGTAGAATCTTTTGTTGGGGCACCACCAGTATCTGAGCTACCACTTTGAGTGTATGAAGTCTGCAATGGAACAAATAAATTCGATATTCCAAGAACCTGCTGCTCTAATACATTTAATGCCAGAGTTTCTTTTTCAGAAAATTGATTAAGAGTATTGTATGCAAGAGCTGTAGGAAGACCATTTTGCGCACCCTCCAAAAGTTCTTTTTTGAATTCATCTTTTGTATAAGCAGAAACTTCAAAGAATTTTACCTTGGCTGGGTTAGAGACCCAATATGTAAGGAAACGGTTAACCCATCCCTGAGTCTGTGGTAGAAGCATAGAAATAGCTAATTCTGTATCGGCACGAATTGCTGCTCCAAAGGCTGTTGTACCTGAGATGGTAGCACTATTAAGAATTTGAGCGCCACCAGAAGAATTGAAAAGAGTTTCTGTAGCTTTTGCTATTTTGTTCGTATCTGTTGCTTTATCATTATTAAACGAAATCTGATCTAATTTTCCTGGCACAATAGCAGCAGAAGTATAGTCAGGAAGGCATTCATTAATCATCCTGTTAAAATACTCAATAACAATATCCGGATTAACTTTCCAATCGTCTGGATCCTCACTACCAGTTATCGTTTCAAGTTCTAACCAGATCATTTTATAAATATCCTGAGCGTCAGCAATAGCCTGTAGATCGTCTAAATCAATAAGATTGATAATTCCAGATAACAAACCAGAGAATGGTGGGACTACAGTTTCCCAATCTTCAGCTCTGGCTTTTAAGCAAATAGCATATTCATCTGGCATAGGCTGCCACTTTCCATTTGTAGTATCACTTTCATAGGCACGATACATTGACTGGAAGGGTTCACCCCATAATTCCAACATAGTCTGTCTGGATCTGAAATAACTCATATCCATTACAAACGCGAAATCACCGGTATTGTATATACCAGAAATTTTACAATAATCTGGATCAAGCGGAAGAATAAACATCCCTATTTCATCATAATAAGCGCATCCATAAAAAACATCTTCTCTAAAACAAATAGTATAAGCTTTTAAAAACTCATACTGAAGATTTAACTTATCCAACACATTTAATGTGTCCTGATAAGAACTAAGCATAGCATTCGTATCTACGCCTGCAACCATATCATATTCCGGAATAACAGATCTTGCATCTAAACAAAACATGTTTGCATTATATGCAATTAATCTATAATAAGCATGACATCGATAATAAAGATATCTTGATAAATTTCTTAAATTCTTTTCATTACTTCCAATATTTTGTAGGTAAGTACGTAGACTGTCCTTACTATAAGCTGTCACCGCTTTAGTGCTTGTCTTAGTGATATCACGAAGAGATTTTGCTCCTTCCATAGCAGCAGCATAATTTTCAATATTTTTTTTATTTTTTTGATACCAATCACGCATTTCAGCCGTATTATTCAGCTGAGAAGGTGCTGGATCAATTTTTTTTGCAGTAGAAACTTTTTTTGCAGAAATATTTCCTTGTTGTCTAGCCAAGTAACAGCACCTCCTTTGAAATATCATATAATTATATTAAGTTTCGAACATAGAACGTACAACGCCTTTTCTAATCGTAAGTTTTTGAACTAACGATTTGTCAACTTTAGGTTTACGTTTTGCAGTAATATTTTTCCGGCGTTCAGTTTGAAGAGCATAAGAACACATACATGTAACGTAAGCTCTATCGTCATGAAGACGGTTAGCTTTTTCAGGACACAATTCAAATGAATCTTTTCCTGATTGTCGTGGAATACGGATCATATTTACAAGTTCCTCTTTTAATGCATCGATACTTGCGAGAGAAGCTTCTTCTTGCCAATTTAATTTTTCAATATGGCTCTTAACATTTTGAAGTTTATCTAATTCTTTCTGAACATTGTAATCAATTTCTTCATCTGTCATTTTCTGTTTTTTATATTTGGCAATTAGATCTTTTTTAGTTTTTTCGTATTTATCCTTATCAATATCAAATATTGTAAGATATCCTTTGTTATCGTATGTGGCCGTAAACTCAATTTTATCCTGATTCATCATCTCAATCATGGCTTCATACATTTCTGATTTGTATTTAGTTGGTTCCATTAAATGAAGCTTATTGACTGCATTTGGGAATTTTTTAACATATTCTTCTGAATATTCTTTGTCAATCAGTCCTCTATGAGTTTTACCGGATTTATCTTTCCAATCAGGCATTAAATAGTCAGCAATATTAACACCGCCACCACCAGAACCGGCATCAATATAAACTCCGAGAATATTGCTGTAGTTTTCATCCCCACCCTGGTTATAATCGAGAATAACTTGTTTCAAATATTCAATCTGGGCTGGTGTTTGCATAGGTTTCTTTTTCTTTTTATTGCTTATATCAATAAGATTTATACAATTTAAAAGTCTCATTTTATATTCAAGATCCCCATCTTGATTTTTTTCAGAGTAAATTTCACAAACCAAAATTACCGAATTATCTCGACTTCGAGCCGGGTCATATGCAATAACAATTTTTCTTTTACCAGTATCGTTATATAACACTGGTTTACGAATCACTTCATTACGTGCAATAACACCTCTACGTATAATTGCATTAGCACCCGCGTCAGATGTAAATTCACAATAATACTCTCTACGCGCTTTTTCTGGATTAGAACGCATTTCTGCTGCCACAGTTCCTGGTGTCAATAGTGGTTCCATTATTTCACCACGAATAGTTGGTTTAAATGCAACTTCGCAATCAATATGAGCTACAAAATAATCAGGATCTCCCATAAGTTGTCGTTTACTAAAATCTCTATATAACTTATAGAATTTTGTATCTGTAGAAGAAGCAGAAGAAATATAAAATAATTGGTTTGGAATATTTGATGGAATACATCTTAGACGGTTACGATCGATTGATTTGCCATCACGATCCTTACCAGACTTAAAGCTTTTATTTACAATTGCAAAAGCTGCATATACCGACATCATTTCTTCATCAAGGAATCCACATTCATCAAATACAACACTACCACGCATACCTCTTTTTTTATCTACATTACTGTTAAGTGTTTGAGTAAATGAGCCATTATAAAGAGAATATGAGAATCCATTAGAAGAGTGACTGAAGCCATCTCCAGCAGCATTTTTAATTTCAATTTCTGCCTTAAAAATATAACCTGTAGAACCAAGCATAGTATCTATATTATCATTCGCAAGCCTTTCAAGCGTCGTGAACGTTTGTTCAGCCTGCGATCCAGAACCGGAAGCAATATATGTCCAATAGTTATTAAATAGCATATCTTTTGCCATGATCATAATATCTATCAATGTAGATTTACCGAATCCACGGGTACACACTAATAAAACATTCGGACAGTTCCAGGCTCTCTGAATTACCCATGCCTGCGCATCAAGTAATTCTATATTAAAAAAATCATTTATAAATCTTACAGGATTGCATTGATAATATTTCTGAAGATTTGCAATTTTCATAAAACCTTCAAGTTTGCGTGAAGATAATGGGTAAACTCCAGGCTTTACAAAAATCTTATTTCCCTGTTCACAATAATTAAGCTTCGGAAGCTCTTGAATCAGATCCGGATTCATCATCGTCGGGCACCTCCGTTTCTTCTTCATCTGAAGAGAAGCAGGAGAATAGTTCATTTAAATCGACTAAATTATCCGGCTTTATTAAATCATGTTCTTCCATATAATCTTTAAGATCAATATTTTCACGTAATAAAATACGAGAAATTTCTTTGTAATTGTCCAAATCATCACGAAGCTTTGTTATCATTTCTCTTTGTTCTGCTAGCATATCAGAATATTCTGATTCATCCAGTCGGAGCTGCTTCAATATAGAAGCATTACTCATATCCATAACCTGACGCATACCACGACAAGTTCCGATATCGAATCCGTTTACTTCACCTTCACGCAAATTCATTTCTTTGATTTTACGTATTTTACCAGTCCAAGTATTTTCACCTTTTTTAGCATTTTTATTATTCTTTAAAGAAATACAACTTTCAGCAGCAAGATCCTTAATAATGGCAGTAAGATCTTTTTTACTCGCCTGTAGTGTTTTTATTGTAGCGGAATTTGTTCTAAGTTTTTGAACGTCAGACATATAAGTAGCAATAGCATTATCAATTTTCGATTGCTGTAAAAATGCTCTTACAATAGAAATAGCAGAAGCAGTACGCATCATATCGTCATTTGCGTCTTCACTAGAATCAAGCAACCCAATTAATTGAGAGTATAGAAATGGTTGATCAGACAATGCTTCTTGTTCAAATGGATCATATCCAATCAACCTGATTACATCAGCTTTATTCTTTTCAAAACCTTCATAATTATCCTGGGACTCCTTGCCTTTTATAACATCTGCAGGAGTCTTTTCATCTTCATATATAATTTTCTGTTTAAAAAAATCAGAGTCCTTGAATTGTTTTCCAGAATATTGCTGCATTGCAATGGTTCTTATATATGTACTCCATGCATTTTGTTTTGCTCCTGGAATACCAGCATTTCTTTCAGCCGCTTGAACACTACTATTATAGACATTTTCTAAAAACGGTTTATTCAAATACTGCAGAGCAAGAATAATTGACTCTTTTGTCGGTTTATGTTCTTCTCCATTTTCATCTGTTCTTAATGCAATCTTTCTGGCGCATTCAGAACAAATAGCTGCATATCCAGACTTTACTAAAGGATCCGTATTTTTATAAAAATTTTCTCTATTTTTCTTTTTAGGTTTTCCGCACATATAACACCATGCGGTATCTTCTTTATATACTCGAATTTCTTCTTCGAGTGCCTCTATTTTTTTCTTCATCTGAGTCGGAGTCATTTTTACCGGCTCAATTTTCTTAGTTGTTGCCATAAACAACTCCTCCTTGTACTCATAATAAAAAAATGGGCGTAGTAGGATTCGAACCTACAAAAACCTGATCCTAAGTCAGGCGCGTCTGCCAAATTGCGCCATACGTCCAGAAAATAGGAGAGCAAGAACGCTCTCCTGAAATGTATAATATAAGCAGCAACGCCACTCATACTATTCTTTAAGTTCAGTAGCAATACCAGATTTAATTAAAAATCTCGTTTCTGCATCAAGCACTTTTTCAATAACTTCTTTATCAAATCCAGTATTCTCATGTATAAAATTTAATATTTCGTCGAACTCGACAAACTGTTCTTCATTATTTGTTTCCATAAATATTTTCCTTTACAATTTATAATGATGTTCATCTACAAGACCATTTCCCTGTTCAAATACAAACATAGAGGCTCCTGCATTTGACACCTTATTAATTGAATAGCTATACGGATTTACGCCAATAATTGAACGTACAGAAATATATTCTGAATTGATCCCAACATCTCCAGTAGCTAAACTATGCCAATGGCCTGAAATAATATAATCCAAAGGCACTTGATACGTTTTTGAAAAATCTTTCAAAGAATCACCTAGATTTTTTGTCTCAAAATGTCCTCCAAGAATTGTATATGTTGCAAGTTGTGCATATACAAGACCGGTTGGATTTTCTATAATTTCAACATTACGATTATCCTTCAAACGTTCTTTCATAAAAACCAATATGGATTTACTCATATCTTCATCTGGAAAAGCATTTTTAGGCTGTCCTACTAATCTCAGCTGATTGTGATTTGAACGTTTTACCATTTGAAATTTAATTCGAACATGATTACTTAATTCATTAAGCCATGTAGATAAAAAATCAGCATATAATATGGCAGAGTCAATTATTCCATATCTCAACTGCATAAGCTGAGAATTTGCACGAAGAATTCCATCTAAGGCATCGCCTAGTTCAAAAATATTTAAAACTTGAATATGATCTTTTTGAATTTGCTCAATAACTTTATTGTATAAATCCCACATACGATTCTTGAATATTTCCGGACTATATGCATTTAAAATATTTCCATATAAATCTTTAATCTCAAACTCAACTCCAAAATGAGCATCCGAAATTGTAAGAAGATATTCTTTATTCATATGTACTGGAGGAATGTATCCTGGTACATTTAATGGCTGTAATTGATTAACAGCATTTACAATATGTTCGGCAATTAGTTCATCCCTAGAATACTCACGAATCCATTTATTAAATTCTTGCTTTTCAGTCTGTAATTTAATACGTTCTTTTTTTAAAGCTATCTCATCAGAAAATCGTCCTAATTGAATAGAAGAGGATGGGAATAAATCCCATCCTGCATCTATATATTCTAAAAGCAATTTAGACCCTTTACGAATTGTATCGCGGTGCTCTGGCTCTTTACCATGACTAGAACGAAAATCTGCAACATCTTGCCACTCAATAGATGTATCTATTTGTTTTTTCTTAATAAGATCAAGCTGTTCTTTTAGAAATTCGTTATTATCCATATAAAATACCTTAATCTAATTCATCAAGATTGATGATTTCCTCAGTCTTAGTAGTAGTAGACATGTCAAAAGGTTTATCACCATATGCCTTTTCAAAGATATCTAAAATATCAATGATTTCACCATCCATATCTACAAGTTGTTCGTCTACCATATGAAGACCTTTGAGTTTACCATCATATTTAACAGTTTTTTTTAATTCCATGTTATTTTCTCCTTATTCTCCTTGACATATTGAACGTATAATAGTAAAATGATATTTGTGAAAGTTTAAAATAATATTCAGTATTAAAGAATATCTGATAAATCACAATCAATACCAATAATCTTATCTACAATTCCTTTTTCTTTTGCTTCATCTGGGAACATATAATATTCACGATCCTTGATTTCCTCAAGATATTCTGCAGTCATATTTGTATGTTCTACCATAAAATCATTCAGATGTTGCTCTAATTTATCATAAAATTTCTGAATGTCTTTACCTTTATTAGATGAACTTACATATCCAGTCTGTCCATCATGATAAAGAACTACTGTATTTGGGAAGCAGTAACGTTTATGTCCTGCGGCCAGAATATAACATGCCATAGAAGCACATTTGGCAAATCCCACTGTAATAATTGGAGTAACAGACGTCTTAATAGAGCTTAAAACCTGGTACCCGGAAATAACATCACCACCATCTGAATTGAGATAGAGATAAATTGGTTTCCTACATGATGCCGGAAGTGCCTTATCCTCTTTATTCCATTTCATGATCATTAAACATATATTTTCAATAACATTGTCATCAATAGTTTCGTTGACAATAATTTTTCTTTCTTTTAAATGCTCCTTGATAGTGCTCTGATAGAGACTATCGTCTTCTAAAATGTCTAAAAATTCCATATTCCTTGTTCTCCTATAAATAAATAACCATATCTTTTGATGAAGCAATCACTTTAAATGATTTGTTTTCTTTAGATATGGCTTCTTTTAAGTCTTCCTTTATACTGTTTTTCGCGACAACAGATCCGTGAACTAAAACTAATTTTTCTGTATTTATCTTCGATCCAAATTCAATTAGTTCATTTCTATTGGCATGACTTGAAAATGTACCTAAAGAAATACAGTCAGCTTTATTTTCAACCTTATCGCCACTTATTTTTATAAATTTATTTTCCTTATAATTTTTAATTCGATATGATAAATAAGAATTGTCTGCTCCCGTATATCCACTAAAAATCACCATGCTTTTTTCATCATTCAAATATTCATGTAAATAAGAAAGGATCCTGCCGTTTGTACAGAATCCAGAACTACTTAATATAATTTTTGGTGAATGATTTTTTACACATGCTAAGGAATCTTCTTTTTCTTTTATAAACTTCACATTCTCCCAATTGCATACACTATTCCATAATTTCAAATCGTCTTCAGATAGAAGAGTAGTATATAGATCACAAATATCACATGATAATATTGAATCAACTACAATGTCATATTTGAAATTTATATCATCATGAAAAATATTATATAAATTGGTAAGAATTTCTTGTGTACGGCTGAAACTAAAACATGGCATGATTACTGTTCCTCCACGTTCTGTAACCGTATCAACTGCTGCTTTTAAATGTTCTAAATCAAATTTTCTTGTCTTTTTATTAATTCTGCCTGGTTCTCCATACGTACATTCCATAATAGTTACTTTATTAAAAGTATCTGGGATTTCAGTATTTGGAACATAATGATTTTTTGTATTAAGGGATCCAATGTCAGAAGTGTATAATATAGAATTTGATACACCATTTTGATCTTTAAGAATTAATTGAAGCTGTCTAGCTCCGAGACAATGGCTATTTTCAAACCATTTAAAAGAAACTATTTCATCAAGAACATATAATTCATGTACATTATCATATTCATATATATAATTTAAAGTCGTAGCTACATCCTCTTCTGTGTAAATAGGAGAGTAGTTACGTTTATATTTAAATGATAAAGCATTTGCTTCACTCAACAATATAAAAGCACAATTATATAATAATGGCTTCATTAATTGAGCAGTTGCATGTGAAGCGATAATTTTTCCATTAAAACCTTCTTTTATTAACCTTGGAAGTAAACCAATATGATCAACATGTGTATGTCCTACAAAAACATAGTCGATCTCTGAAGGTTTAAATGGAAATTTCTGAGAATTGATATTATATGAATCCAGATAATTATTGTTTTGAAATAATCCGCATTCAAGTAATATTTTTTTTCCATTATATTTTATATAAGTGCAGCTACCTGTAACATCGTCAGCATTTTGACCTATAAAGTAAATGCCATCTTCTTTTTTCTTCCTGCCTATGTCAAACACCAACTTTCAAATTATTTTACTGCTTAAAATCGAAAATCTTTATCTCTCGGTTTTACAGTAAGAAAATCGGTCTGATTGATTGATTCTCTGTATCTGTTTAACATCTCGACACTACGAACATGCTCTACAAGAAAATAGCTTTTTGCTTTACTTTTATGGTGTTTATTACGTACACGTACATCAAAAGCTCTTCCATGATTACGTAAGTATTCTGCTTCTTTTTGACTGATATTAACCAATTAAGTTTCCTCACTTTTATTTATTTGTAGACTCAAAAGGCTCATTATCTGTTGCAATCAGAGACAAAACCTTCTAATAAACCTAATCCATGCGTATACACATCTCATAGTAAAACTTATCTACCTGTTTTATGGAGTTTTGATTTAATTTGTCAACCTAGTGGGAGAGGAAGGACTCGAACCTTCGATGTTTCTTTGTGGGGGATTTACAGTCCCTTGCCTTCGCCGCTAGGCTACTCTCCCTTGTGTTAAGATGGGCAGCTACCCTTATCGAATATATAACCATAAGTGGAGGTCATATATTCTGTTGGAACCTTAACTTTCCATATAATTTTCGGTAAAATTATTAAAAAACTTAGCCGCGTCTCGTCCTGACTAAATCCCGCCAGATTTTTTCGCTACAAGGTATCTGGAACTTACCTAACACGCCCCCAAAGACTCGAACTCTGACTAACCGGGTTGGAGCCGGTTGTACTGCCAATTATACGAAAGGCGCAAATAAAGGTGACTAATGGGATTCGAACCCATATAAGGCGGAACCACAATCCGCTGCATTGCCAAGTCTGCCATAGTCACAACGCTGCACACAAGATTCGAACCTGCAAGCCCTTTCGGACCAACGGTTTTCAAGACCGCTTCCTCACCAACCCGGACATGCAGCAAAATAAAAGGCAGGAAATTGATCCTGCCTTTCAACCGGAATCAATCCGGTTATCTTTATATTCATGATATGCTACAATCACATAACCAAGAGTTACATGGTAGGATTTTCACCTACGAATTCCCACAGGAGGTGGGCTGTAATCTACATATCTTGTAGCGCAAAGTAGAGTAATCGAAACTCAATCCCAATATAGGATCACATGACTTAGCAGGCCAGTTCCACACCTAGTGAATTTACTTTGCAAAATACGGCTCCACGGAGAGTTGAACTCCGGACTCCTGCGTGACAGGCAGGTGTTATAAACCGCTTAACTATAGAGCCAAAATAGGAGGGGAGAGAAGGACTATATAATCCTTCTCATAAACAAAATGCGTAACCAAACAAATCAAAAGAAAGTATAATACTTTCAAATACTACTTCTGGGACTCGAACCCAGACTCCATTATTGGAAGCAGATCTTAAGTCTGCTGCGCCTGCCAATTACGCCAAAGTAGCATATTATTAAGCACTATACGAGAATCGAACTCGTATCGTCTGGTTGGAAGCCAGAAATCATAGCCTTTAGACCAATAGTGCAAAATGTCCGGTACGGGATTTGAACCCATGTTACCGCCTTGAAAGGGCAGTGTCCTATACCGCTAGACTAACCGGACTTATTCATCTAGGAAGCAGAGGTGCTGCCCCTCTTTTTATTTTATTACTTACTAAAACACAATTATCCGCGGCTTGTGTTCGTTCAGGCTTATTCAAAAACACGCGCATTTCTTCATAAGCAGCATCGTATTGGCACTTCCCATATATTTAAGCTGGAAAAGCAGGGGTTGAACCTACATTTGATTCGCGAAATCATGTTTTGCCAGTTAAACTATTTTCCAATATTTTTTATTTATGCTGAGATTACACATAAATATAGAAGCTCTTTCGAAACATTATGGTTTCTTTTCTTATCCACTATACGCCGCTTCGCGCACATATAGTAAGCTTCAACAACCGCCTTGTTTAAGAGTGGCACTTCTCTTTAGCCACATAACTACTCTGTTGTCATCATTCCATTGACGCCGCCGCGCCACAAAGTTCCGCTAAGAACACTGTGCAGAATCGGACAAACATATCAGAGTCTTGCGAGACTCATCAATGACCATATTGCATAAAATATACTATGGTATTAGGCTGCTTTCGTTATGCAGAGGTGTAGACTTTCGCTGTAGAATATAATATCAAATATCACACTTGTAGTTTTTATTAAATCCTTTGAAAATTCAATAAGTATAAGTAATTATTTATTATCTGAAAAGTCTTCTCTACTGAAGATGTGCTACACCAGACGCTCCGATCCCTTTTGAGGATAAGAATACATCACACCTTCATATCGTTCGGTTATTATCCCTACTAAATGTCCATACAAGCTAATTTGGCACATACCAATTCACTTATACAAATGGCTATCACCTTTGCTTAATAAATGCTCAGATTGAATAACCTCCTGATTCACCATCATATCTTCACAGTTTGCATGAACTATCCAGTTTGCGGCCGGAAAGTGTTCCTCAGCAGTCGCCCTTGGACCACCTTATCGTTCCCTGTTTCATGATACTATTTCCGCATAGGATTTAATCTTTTCACTTACCTATACGAAACGAGACCTTTTGAGTCTCTGGCATGTCAGTTTTGCTTAGATTGACTGCAATATAATTGCTTATACCGCAGCGACAGTGTGTAAATCTGCCTTTATACGCCTCACAGCGCACTATCGGAGCCAAGCCTCCATAATGTAATTAATTAAACAGAAAGGGTTGGCATATACATTTGTATATGACAAATAGCGGGAGATGGATTCGAACCATCGTCTCTAGGGTATGAACCTAGCAAGGATCCACTCCTCTATCCCGCAGTTGGAATGACACGATTTGAACGTGCGATGTCCTGGTCCCAAACCAGGCGGATTGCCAAACTATCCTACATTCCAATATAGAGCCTGTATTTCTACAGGCTCAAAGTATTATTTACGCATTAACAGCGTCTTTAATTGCCTTACCAAATTTGCATTTTACTGCGTTCTTTGCATCGACCTCAACAGATTCACCTGTTCTTGGGTTACGTGCAATACGTGCATCTTTATGTACAACAGAAAGAGTAACACCATCCATCAGTTTTACCTCGTCGCCTTTAACCAGCGCACCATATGTTACGTCCTGCACAGCTTCCATAATTACTTTAATATCTTTCTGTGTATTATTTGTTGCTTCTGCAACAGCCTTAATTAATTCAACTTTATTCATTGTTAGTTCTCCTTTTTCTCATAAAAATAATAGTTATATAAAGCAAAAGCAGTGTACCGACCAGCACACTGCCTTGAATTATCAATATTGAATTTTCAATTATTTGCTGAAAATGTTTGATGCAATTTCAGCTCCAAGATCGTCTAAAGTACAGAAGGAATTGATATATGATACCATTTCATTACCGTCTTTATCTTCGCGCTTGATTTCAATCCCTTTACATTCAGGATTTTTACAAGCCATAACATTACCATGTATATATGTCATTGGGGTGCCACATGCTTTACACTTATGCTTACTAAGAAATCTTTCCTGCTGTTCTTTTAATTTCTTCTTATCAGAAGTTTTCTTTGTTACGGGCTTCATTCCCCATGCAGTTCTCATTTCTTCAAGTGATGTAAAGTGTTCTGTTGTCCCTTTGGACATTCTATAATTACTCATGATCTTTCTCCTTGTAGTCAAATATATTTGATTTTTAGCCGCGTATTCTATGCCCGCGGCAGGCTAATACATAAAAAAATAATTCGAATTCCATATTTAAACACGCATTGGAGACAGCGCGGAGAGTTTCACTTTTCTTCAAACAGCTGTCTGCATACATGTACACATATCCTGCGCAAAATATGTGCCTGAAGATGCAACGAAGCGAAAAGTTATTCCCCTCATATACCACACGCTAAGTCACCTTTAATTTTTGTTATTTTTAAAAGATTTTACGCTGATTTTTTTTCAGACATTCTGCAGTTTTTCGAGAAATTTTGCAAGAATGTTTCTCTGTCCATTCTATATAATAGATTAAGAAGATTTCTTGTGTAACGTGAATAATCTTTTTTTCTTCCCATATTACTTGTATTAAGAGCAATTTCAATCAATCTGCTCATAGTCTTTGGATTTTTTATTTTTATTTTTCGTAATTCTGCTAAAATCTGATCAAACCTTTCAGTGTATGCAAGAATCTCATCATCAGACATATTATCTTTACTTAAAAGTTCAAGTTCTTTTGCATATTCTGTAATTTTATTGATCTGTCTAGCATTGGCTTTTCCTTTAATTGGAATAATAAAATCTTTTACTGGAATAGCATCAGATTGAGACGCTGGTTTAATATCGTTCATAACAATCTGTAAACTATTCATCGGACATATATAATAGGAAGAAATTCTTCCAGATAACTTTTCTTTCTGCTGATTAACCAATTCTCTTTCCACCTCTTTACCGTTCTTTGTGTACTGAATTTTACGCGTATATCTCATGAATTCTGGGAAATCCCTGCGAACCTGTTTCTTGTTTCCTAACTCATCTTCAACTTCCTCTAACTGCTGCATACAAGGAAGTTTTTTAATACGCTTTATTTCTTCTATAGCATCCACTTCATATTCACGTTTACATCCGTCAATAATAACCTGAGCCAGTACCGAAAGAATAACAAAGTTGTCATATAATTCACGACTTGGATTAGTCCAATAATAAGTCATTGCAAGCTGTGCGAGATTACTGGATTCTCCAATACCAATACGTGATTTGGCGAATTTGTTATCCATACGAGCGTATTCTCTCATTGTATTCTTATATGTAAGACCACTTTCTTTAAGCTTATTAACAATAGTGGGATACTGTTCATATGCGGCCTTAGCACTTTTAACCATCACTTCATTATTTGTCACAAAAAAGAAATCTGAATCAAAGTCGCAGCCATTGGCACGATCCTGAATATCTGTATGAATACAATTTACTGCCATAATGTTATTACTGAATACAAAATATCGCTGCATTTCATCGCTATATGTGTTATGTAAGTAACAGATATTATTTGGACTGTTATGTGGATTTCTAATACCACAAAGATATTCTCCATCTTGAAAACGTTTCGTATAACATTGAATAGTTCCTGGCTCTACATTAATCGTAGGATCTGTTTCCGGATCTTCTCCAACCGACTTAAGCAGGAGAGCATAAGGATTGCCAAATATTGTAAGATTATCTCCATCGATAGTGATTTTTCCAGTTCGTAACCGATTTACATATGCTCGTATGATTTGTCTTTTTTCATATCGGAACCATGTACTATTTCCAAAATCCTCATTCCAATCATATAAATCTGCCAGCATCTCATAATGATTTATTATCGTAGCATTCTTCCTAAGATACTGTACATAAAGATTGTTATCATCTTTCATCCCCTCTACATAATCCACACTGGTTTTTGCCAGTTTACGCACATCATCAGTAGAGCAAGGAGATGGAACATCTATATTATAGGAAGGAAGAGTATTAACCATCTGATAACTCATCTGCTGCACACCGCCTAATTTACTTGGATGATCGGTCTTTACTATCCCCCAGTAAGAACCAGTCTCATTGACACGATCACACCAATACTGATAAGCTTCTGCAGGTGTATTACCCATCAGATTCATGAATTTCTTCCATTTAATAGCATTATCAGTTGTAATCATGCGAATATCCTTGAGCTTATGACAAACTCCGAACATATCCTGTACTTCATAAGTTTCATAATCATGTCCAGTTTTTTCACACCAATCCTTAAAAAATAACTGAATATGAGTACGAATTCCGCATGCCTTAAAGAAATGCTGTCTTAAAAGAGCCATGCCATTAACCCATTCCGGCAAAATATCAGATTCAATTAGCATTTCTCCGTCCCAGAGAGTATTTTTTACTTCGGTTTCTTCATCATGAACGACACATTTCTTTTTTATAACATTTACTCGTTTATATCTTTTAGTATATTTCGGAGTAACACCGTCTTTTAAAAATTTTCCTTCAGCAATAGCTCTTTGCTTTGCAATTTCTGTAGCAGTTTCATCCAAAACTTTTTCCTGAACTACATAATCCTCAGCTTTTACGATCTTGGCTATTGTCTTGTAGAAACTATCCGTATCTTTAATAATAAGAATGGCTTCTACAGGACAATAGAACTTTCCAACTATTGTACTGGTTGTAAGAGGAGCATATGCCGACATCTCTACAATCTTAGCATTTTCCATCGGCATTTTCTTTCCAAGACCCATCGTCAGCCAGTTATATGCTTTTTTATAAAGCTTTGAGTTAATAAACATCACCTGTCCGACTTTTGCCTTAGAAGAGTTGCGGTATAGCATTTTATAATTAATAACAGTCTTTTTTTCACCTTCTTTCTTTGTATATGAAGAAATGTATTCAACATTTACACCGTTTTCATAGAATATTTCCCGGATTTCATCTTTGGAACATTTCATATAATTGTCTTTATTATCAATTACATTTCGAAATATTGCTCGAATACGTTCCTTGGATTCCTCAGATAAAGATTTGTCATGTTCAAATGGTCCAAACTGCTTTAGCAAATGATCCATTTCTTCTTCATAACTACGACTTCCAAAATCAAAATCAAGACAAATAATGTCTCGTGTACTGGTATCATTCCAAACATTAAGTCCATTCTGTATAATATAATCACTGAATAGACTGTTACTGAACATTGCTTCAGTATAATCGTACCGGTTTCTGACTCCCTGGTTATATCCAAAGAGTGTCCCGGCTTTTATATTTTTTATTTTTAATCCAAATTCAGACAAATAGTATACCTCCTTTAAATAGCAGTAAGGTTAAGATTCCGCATATTATCAAATCTATATATGAGTTCTCCAGACTGGCTATATGCACCTGCACTTGTAAGCCCGTCAATTCTTGAATCTACATGAGTAACAGTAGGATATGCTTTCTTACGTTTGTTCTTTTTATGAATTTTATTATATTGTCTTCTCAGTTCATCATATTCTTGCTGCAACTTCGTTTTCATCATATAATTTTTACAATTTAATATAGCTTTCTTTATATTTGAGATCTGACGTTTCAGCAAGGTTTCATCTTCATTCATTGTTTTTTTATACTGCTTCTTGTATCGTTCCGTATAATAATTCCTTAGAGCAGGAGAGAATAACTTCATGAGATCTGCCCACTTTATCAGTTCAATTTCTTCAATACTCGCAGATTTAGCATAATCTATAATATCCTTGACAAATTCTAAAGTAAGAATGAATGTTTCATATTTTAAAGTACTTTTAAACATACGAAATTCAATAGTATCCTTATGCTGTAAATTCAATGCAGCACGTTTACCGTGATCTTTATACTTTCCATATAACTCAACGAGTGAATTTTCTTCTTTTTTACTACCGACAAACTCACTGTATTCATTGTCTCGCCTTGCAATCACGCAAATTTCATCATTGAATTTCTCAAGAATATACAGAATCTTAGATATAACTAACTCTTGCGATATCCTTGATTTTCCTAAATAATTACGATTCGCATGAATATGTAAGCCTGCAGTTTTGCAATCATGTCCTTTATATCCTTCTTTATCAAGATATTCGAACATTTCACGGTAATTCATTTTGTTCTTATGAAATTCTAAACTACATGGCATAGTGTCAAATTCAATCTGTACAGTACTATCATGTGTACTGTAAATAAGATTTTCTTCATCACTATCAGATCCATTCATAATCTGAATACATTTTTTTACTGTGGAATTTTTATCATTATCAGAAGAGATATTATTATTTCCACCTACTTCAATCTCTGCTCCGAGCAGGAGAGTAGTATCTTCTGATTCTCCAGGCATAAAATGTTTTATGTATTTTGGGACATAATTAAATTGATGAATGTAAGTTTTGGATCGGCTTGAGACAAAACTACGAAAGTATCCTCTCTCAAATTCACAACTATTAGAAGATGCCCTTACATTATCTATGAGTCTATTAAAATTGTTAATATTAAGTTCCTCTTCAAAAGTAGATGTTACTTCAGACCTACGACCTCTTTGCGTAGTAGAGGGTTCAAGGTGACACAAACGAATAGTAGCAATCCTGGCTCCATCACAGTCATATACAAATGCTTTATCACACGTAGTGTCGTATAAAATCCTGTCACGACAATAAGTACCATTTCTACTTTGTTCCGCCACACTATTAAGTAATTCAAAATCATTCCGGCCATATTCACGTCTATTAATATTTTCGAGTTTTGTTATTATTTGACGTCTACATGAGTCTGTATCACATTCATGATAGATATTGCTATGTAATTTTAATACATCATTAATAATTTCAGCGTAATCATGAGGAAGATAATATGTATTATATTCATTGTCAACAATATAACAGGCATCACCTCTATATCCTAAATGAGTATACTTAATAATTTTCTCATTTACTGAATATGGATAATGCAAATTTAAATCGAATGTTTGCCATCTATTTTTAAATCTTATGATTGGTAAATAACTCATATTTTTAATAGGTAAGAGCACCGGCAGGCACTCTTACCATTCCCTCCTTATCTTAAAGTACACGTTTCCAATATTCTTCGTCTTCATATTCTTCATCAGTCATACGTAATAAATGCATTTCCTGCATAAGCTGTGTAAAGTCAGATTCGAAAAGTTTTACTGCCAGGTCATATAATTCATCAAGCATATTAAGTACTTTTTCAATAAAATCAAGAATAGAATAGCATTTTCTATGTCCTGGTTCTGCATTATAATTTTTCATGCGGATCTTAACATTTTTATGATAAATCTCGTCAAATCTTGCGTATAAGTAAGACCATCGACTCTGGGCCAGCTCTGGTGATCTTCGTCTCATTACTCTGTTCAGCATCATACGTTTTGTTGGAGCCGGTACATTTCTGGAGATAGCATTAATAATGTCCTGTTTATCATCTACGGCCTGTGTCAGGAGTCCACAACGACCATTCAGAATAGCAATTTCTTTCTCCTTCTCATTAATAATGTTCTGAGCTGCAATAAGACCACGAGCCACGATCTCGGCTGGTGTCATATTTTCCTGATTACGGATGTAAGCGCCATTCTTGCGGATAGATGGGAGTACTTCTGAGGTAACCCAATGCTTGAACTCTTTTGCTGATGGGAGCTTACTGCTGAGGATGAGAGAGTAGAGACCGGATTCGTTGATAATGGTCATTTGCTGTGTTCTTCCCATTGAATCGGTGACGCCCCGTTTCAGGGCGTCATCTTTATCTACATGTTTATCAAGTGCATTTCTTTCTTTTGTATATCCTAACGCAGCAGCTACATCCTTACCTACAAACCACGGCTCTCCATCAATCTCAATAGTTCTCAGATTACCGAATTCTGGATGAACCGGATTCTTGAAAACTGTTACCTCTGGGGCAGAAGCAGTGGAAGTGGAAGAAGATGTAGAAGAGTTGTTTTTGTTCTGCATATAATCAAAGAGTGAAATCTGCTTATTATCATCCACCGGAGTATTCATCCCTGGGATAGGATCCATTCCAAGTGCTGTTCTCATTGTTGGGTCTGTAAGAACTTCTTCTGGTACGTCTTCAAATTTGGATTCTGGTTTTGTGTTTGTTGTATAAGTACTCATTTTGTTTTTCTCCTTTATTGTTTAATTAAATTTGTTATCGTCATTTTGATCATATTTCATTTCTTCATCATCATATTCATCAGTATCAGATGCAGCACATAAAGCCCAACATCCAATACCGGTTAATACAAATAAAAGAATACATATAAGTATTACCATGATTTATCCCCCCTATTGTGATATATTACATATTGAAATTTCTTTTTCTCCTATAATATTGAAGAAATCCGGTTCATTATGAGTTTCTTCCAGCCAGGTTTTAATAACCCCCGTCAAACGTTCGGAAAGATCAGCTAGTTGTTCAGTAGTATAAGCCGTTCTACTATCTAGCCAGTCATCTACAAGATCACCAACGTTTGCCTCTGCTTCCTCCCAGACAACTTCAAGAACTCTTTCTGCATCAACAGAGATTTCATATGGTCTAAGTTCCTGAATTGTAATTGATTTGATTTTTACATTTTCTTCTGCAAAGTAGTCTTGAGCATCTGCAATGCATTCTTCTATAGAGTCAAATGCTGTAGCAGAAGTGTAATCACTGTCACGTTCTAACTGCCAAGCATATTTTTTATCTTTATTTTCTATGTTCTGCATAATTTAATTATTTCCGTCCTTTCGAGAGATAGTGTTGTTTGGATCATCCGGATACAGATATCTTTCTATATAATCGCGACCTTCACCTGTGAATCGTGGAATATCGAAGTCATAAGACCATGTATCTGTTGTAATTTGTTTACCATTTAATAAGAAAGAACTATGAGCAGATCTGATGATACAGGTTCCACGCTGTTTGTAAATTTCAAGTTTGTTCCAGTCAATATCTTTTTGCTGAATAAGCATTTCTATGATTTCTTGATTGCATTTGCCATTTAACTCGGTTTGGGAGAAATGTGCTTGACCAACCATTTGGATAGAGTTACGAATTGCATCCTGCTGTCTCCAGTTAAAGTAGTTTGTAACTTCTTCTCGTGGGAGATTGAATACGCATGCAGCAAATTCTGCTCCTTTGAGTAATGCACGATCATAACTATGGTTTGGAGAATGATATTTTCTGCCAATTGTTTTTGCTAATTCTTTAAACTTTTGATTGAAATAATTAGTGGCCATAGATGCTGCTATAGAAGCAAGTTTCTGGACACGGTTATCAAACCATGGTGATGTTTCAAGTTTCTCATAATCAATAAGAAGAAGATTAATTTCATCTGATTGAGTATAAGCCAGAACACAGCCCTGGATATTTCTACAGAGGTATTCTGCAGTATAGCGCATAGCAGCCATAAGTACCTGATCAAATGGTTTTTTGAATCCCCTGGTAAAGGTATGGAATGCACGGCCGTCGATTTGAATGATCACTGGGGTGCGGGGGATTAGGTGAGCATCTGTAATTGATTTGTAGGATCTCATTCTGAGATCGTATTCTGTTTGATGTGACATTTTGGTTTGTCCTCCTGTTATTGCTAGGGTTTACGGGTTACTGATGTGTTATTTAATGTTATTGAATGATCAAAACAAGTTGTGGATATTTGAATTTTGTAAATTTTCTTTGCATACCGAGTTAATTTAGCTTGTTTTGATAATGAGATAATAGCATAGGAAGATGGATTTGTCAAGAAAAGAAGTTAAATTAACTGAAATATTTGAGATTATGCGATTGAGAATATGGACGGTAGATGGGGTTTGGAGGGTAGTGTGAGGTGAGATTTGGGGAAACGTGGAACAATATGGGCGGTGATTATAGGAGTTTGGCGATGTGGGGAGCGTTACATTTTAATAGGAAGAGAGAGCGTATTTTTCAAGCCAGTGTGGAAGTTAACCGGCTTAGGTCTTTCTGGGTAATTTTAGCCCATTTTGGCGTTAAAAGTACCCCTTTTTGAGTAATTCCAATTACTGCTAATTTTATGCATAATATAGCTAATTTTATGCAAATATACATGTTTTATGCACGAATTATGTATTTGTATGAATAAATATTCTATAACTTTTTTATACATTTTCATTTTTAGACAAATGGTTTTGGTATTATATAGTTGTCCGAAGGGACGGTAAATACTTGAGCGGTTCAATTGAATATCGCGAACATGCAAATACATGTGATATGTCCAATGCCCATGTGGGGCGCGTGTCATAAGTAAAAGCATTTTCAAAGTATTCCGTAGTATCGCAATTATGACGCTGATTTTTCAGCAGTCCATCCCCCTTTATCATACAGGGCTAAAGTGTGGTTCGTGACAGTCGTTGTCAAGAAATGAGTATACGACAGGGAGTAGCAACCCTATATCAATGTTACCATTTGTCGAAAAGGCATTTATATAGAACTCTATGTGAATGCGGTATGTTTAATCTAAGTGATGGACGGACGGACGGCTTGCACTAATATAGGCAAGAAAAAAGTTTTGAAAGTCGCTGAAAAGCATGGTAGGCAATAACCCTAACAAGGTGGGCGCGGAAAAGCGTCAAAGTACCGTAGGTGGGCGGTATATGCGAGCGAATAAAGTAGTAGCTCGGTCATATGAAAAAGGATGACAGCACGTAGCCGGCTAAATAGGCACGAACCGGTTTCAAAGTACCGAAGTAGGCACATGGGAAAAGGCGTAACAGTTTCAACGTGACACAGACTCCCGTAAAAGTGGTATATCGGATTCTTGTTCGGTATATTGAATATCGTATTATGTACGGCATTCCCTACCATAAAATCAGGTAAAAAGAATATCAGCAGGCGTGTTAGTAACGCCATAGGCGCGAAAACAGTCACACTAAAATACGAAAATGAGAGGTATAATATTATGTTAAAATCAGAAAATATCGTTATCAGAGTTAGCAACCAGAAACCAGAAACAATGGATAAAATTAGCAATTTTGTTCACTATCTCTGTTGGTCTAATGAACTCGAAGCGCTGTCATCAACGTTTTCCAAAATGCGCTCATTGATTGAATGCACGTTCCCAACTGAAAACGTTGACGAAATTAACGACCTTAGCAAGCTGATTTTGGTTGACGGTCTGGACGTTCAAAAGTTCATTGATACCAGAGACCAACTGAAAAGCGTAAAGGCTATACTTGCAAATCTTGACAGCGTAGGCGCTAATAAGGTCACTTACAATGACTTAAACAGCACTGACAAAATTTTTCTGACTTTACAGGCTCATACTGCTGTAAAGTCAATTAAACTTGACAAATCAATTCTTGTCAAGGATGATGGCACAAATTACGACTTTTCTCCATTAATCAGTAAATGGATTGAGTCTGGACAGGGTTTATCAAATATTAAAAAGTCACTTTCAAAAGTGTTTTCTAATATTGTGGGAAATGACGGTGAATTATTCTATCCAGTAAAAGTCAAGGGTGGAGATATCCCAGATAGTGACGTACGTCAATTCTTTGGTGCATTTACTGGTAATGCAGGACGTTCTGGGAAAGACAAGAAAGGTCAATATACATGGGTAAAAGACTATTCTGAGAAGAAAGTCTTAACCGCCCTGACAGACTTGTTTACGGTTGTATTTGAGTCTGGTAATTGTCAGACTATTAAACCAGAAGAAACAAAGTAATAAAAAAGAGGGTGTGAACCCTCTTTTTTATTGCGCAAAAATAAAATTAGAAAAGAGGGTTTATATCATGGGTAAAAAAGGTATCAAAATCTATACAAAAGTAGCAGCTAAATATAATACTTTATTTGAGGGATATCCTGTCAAAAAGGGTGCGATTTATGGACGCGCTTTAGTTCCGTATATCGACGACTTAGGATACACAAACGATTATGTTTTCTTTGTATGTGACGCGCCTAAAACATTGAAAACAGGAATGTTATACATTCATGTTATGAAACGTGAATGGAATAACAACGCCGTATGTAGTGTCAAGCGTATCACATGGCACGACGTAAAAGTAGGTGTTAATCATCCTATTTATATCGCGGTACGCGAAAAATGCGCTGAAATAGGTGGTTATCCTAAAGTAACAACCTTTACAGACCCGCGTAAAGAGGCTGTAAAAGTGGCTGAAATGTACAGTCAAGTAGCGCATTCAGCTTGTAAAGTGCGTAAAGCACAAGAGCCACAGGCTCGTTGCTACAAACAGTCAATGGTTGACGGTAAAGGTTACTCTATTGACTGGGAAGCTGAGATTCAGGCAATGCCCGAAGAGGGATACAATGGTTTGCCTGTGCAGTATCCGAACGGCAAAAAAGCCGCTAGTTTTACATCTTTTGAAGGTGTAACTGATACCGAACAAGCCATGAGAAGAGACGGCATGAAAGTCAATCAAACTAAAATCCGTCCAGAGAAAGAAAAGAATACCAAAAAAATTGTGATTAAAATTAATGGTATAACCATTGATTGTTAATTCATCCGGTGATATGATAAGGAGGTGATGCATTGGAGGTGAATTAATATGAATAATAATTTTGAATTTAAAGACTGGTCTGTAAACAGGCGCGCAAGAGCGTTAGACCATATGGACCAGTACATTAGGAAGATTGTCAATGTTGATGGACCAGACTATTTTTTCTGGGAAAATCATGGTATTGGCAACAAGTCCGATGAAGAGGTGTTAAAGATTGCGGCAGACGATACAGCTTTTATCAATGCATTGTTTGCGTTCTATTTAACAACCGCTTCAGATAGTGATGTATGCACCATCAAAAAAGAGCGCTTCTAGTCATAGTGCGCCATTACAACTAAATAATAACAATCTTAAGAGAGTATTCATGTACTCTCTTTTTTATTGCAAAAATAACAGGAGGAACAACAAATGTTATCACGCATAATATCAAAACCGGTAATCCATCCCAAATATCAGATCTGTCTCATCACACCAGCGGGCAGATCCGGTACAATATTACGTCACTTGTACACATCACCACGTACAGGTGCGACGTATTTCAGTCGCAATCATGCGAATAACTACACGCATGAGCAGGCGACAGCAGTATTACAAAATCTGCCGTATCCAGACGCGTTCATCCAGTCTGAATACGACTGTCATTACCGTGAGACAGACGAACGCGGTAGCATCAAAGATTACATGTGTGCATAACAGCACATAAGTAATAAGTAACTAATTAACCATTAAACTTGCTATCCCTTATTCCTGTGAGGAGCAGGCTTTTTCCTATCGAAAATTGCAAGGTCGAACCTTGATAAGGGATTTTTCTATGCCCTTCTATAATGCCCATGAAGAGTATAGATTTTACCAACGGAAACAAAAAAAAATATGAGGTTATGCCTAAACCAAAAGGCAGAGAAGGAGAATTATCATGACAAACACAAGAATTAACGCATCCCTTAACACAGCAAAAGAAATTATCAACGCACTTATGAACTCAGAAGAAATCTTCTATGACCGCACAGAGGGTAATGAGTTGTCCGGACGTTTTAATGTCCAGATGACATTTGCAGAATCAATCTGCTACCGCCCTCAATATACAGTGAGAAAGCTGCGCAACCTTGTTCTTAACAGACATGGTTCATTGTCAATCCGTACCAGAATTGCATTGGCAGCAGTATTATCTCAGTGTGAATTCGACACACACGAGAATGCACTTATTCCGGTGCTGTTTACAAGTAACAAAGAACTTATCCCGATCTATAAACAGTTCGAGAAGAACTGGGGTAAGTTCAATTTTGAAGTATCCTTCATACAGGATACTGATAATTACGAAGATTTAGCTCCACGTTATGAAATCAACTTCATGACCGGTGAGTGGACAGACATCTATGAGGAGGTAAGATAATGAAGAAAATAAAGAAATTTTTCACAGAAGAAAGAGTCGATGAAATTTATGAAACCATGTTTGATTTAGCCATGGGACTGGGACCAGTACTCATGGTAGTAATCCCAATCCTTTACGATGCGTTTAAATAATAATAATTTAAGGTTATGCTTCAGCCTTAAAAGCACAGGAGGAAATCATATGAAAAAATCAGAAATAATCAAAGCTTTTAATGAATTCGTATCCCGTAACTTCTTCGGATACAGTGCACACACGTTGTACCAGGAACTCTGCCATTCATATCCGGTAGAAGTATCATCACAATGGGTGTATGTCAATATCTGGCATACATTTATTAACCAGGACACACCAGAAGATATTGATATTGCACGTCATGTAGCGTGTATCATTATTGGTGATCCGAACTTCGAAATTCGTGCTCTTGATGTTCGTGATTATATTGAGTACTGTATGGCTACTCAGGAATATGAGCGCCTTGCAGTTCTTGCAAATGATGCACTTGACCTGTATCTCAAGGGCGTAATCAGTCTGCATGAATTCAAGCTCATCATTGCAGCTAATAAAAACTAATTAAATTATCTATCAGTCTATATGATTTTCATTGACTGGCGGATTTGAAAAAAGGGAAACTTTTTAGAATCGATTTTTCTGGACGGGATACCCCCATATACAGGGAAATTGATTCTAATATACAGGGAAATAAAAGTAAATCAGCTGTCCTATCGGCATACGGGGAGAATGGAGAATAGCCATGACAACAA